GTAGGCCAGCGTATCGAGCACGCCGCCGCCGGGCACAACGTAGACCGGGATGGCCGGCCCGATCGCGGGCGTGCCAGCGGGCGCGAGGCGCACCGCCAGCGGCGGGCCGCCGCCCTGCGGGATCTCTCCGGTCGAGATGACGCACGCGCGGGCGGGGCCGACGATCGGCAGGCTGTTATCCACGTACACCGGGACGGCGTGCGACCCCTCGACCGCGACCGTGGTTCCCGTCAATACCAGACCTAGCGCCCCTGCCATACAACCTCCGATCCGCCCACGCCGACCCGTATCGGCACATGCCGCAGTCCGAGCGCGCTAATGATAGCGGCGTGGCGCTCCGGCGGCGCAAGGAACAGCAGGAAGCCGCCCCCGCCCGCGCCGCAGAGCTTGCCGCCCCACGCGCCCGCCGCTTCCGCCGCTTCCATCTTCGCGTCCAACCAGCGGCTGGCGATGAACTTACTTTTCGTAAGCCACGCTGCATTCATGATTTCTCCGCATTCCTGAAGGTCATCCGCAGCGAGCGCGGCGGCAAACACCGTCGCCATACTCGCGAGTAGGCGCACATCGTCGCGATCGTGCGTTTGGCTATCCAGGTGCTGGCCCGCGTCGCCGTTTCTGACCATGCCCGTGTCGAGCAGCAGGCAGTGCGCGGACAATGCGTCCAGGTCACAGGCGATCGGCTCAACGGACACGCCCTGAGACGTAAAGCCCAGGAGGTTTATGCCGCCGTAGGCTGCGGTGTACTGATCTTGTTTGCCGATGGGCTTCTGGCATATATCAAGTTCAATAGTGCATGCGGTGTGCGCGAGATGTTCAGTCTTGCGCGGGTATGCCTCATAGAGCGCATTCAGCAATCCGACCGTAAAGCTACTGCTACTTCCCAGCCCCGTGCCCCCTGGTATGTCGGCAATGCTATGCACTTCGATGCTGTGCGTCCGTCCGGTGAGCCTTAGCGCCTCGCGTATCAACTCATGTTCAAGATGGTCAAGCGTTGTGACATTCTCTGTCACAGAGTAGGCGGCGCGGATCGATCCGTCGTACTTCGGATTGAGCGCGACATACACGTACTTGTCGATGGCCGCCGCAACGCACGCGCCCGGCTCCTCCTGGTAGAACCAGGGGCGATCCGAGCCCCCGCCGACGAACGAGATGCGCAAGGGTGTGCGGGTTAAGATCATCATCGTTTCCAGTACTCGTGTATCTTCGCCGCCGCGCCGGACAGCCCGAACCACCAGATTGGCCACAGCCACACGTCCCATCCGCCCACGATGCACAGTAAGATCGTGACTGGCAGCGCCGCCCAGAGCGAGACGCAGTAGAAGCACCGCAGCCCGACATCGAGTGAGCGCTTATCATCCGTGTGCGCGTCTCTGACGCGCTTGAACACGAACGCCGGGCCGTCCTCTTCTGCGATCATGCGGCTCGCGCGGTACACCGCGAACGCCGCGAGCGTGGCGACCAGCCATGTCATCGCTTCCGCCCCCGTGGCGCTTGCTGCGCCGCCTGGGCAAGCTCCATGATCGGGCTGTCATCGGTCTGCGCCGCGTATGCCAGCAGCTCGCGCGGGACAATCCGGAACAGTTCCATGCTGACCAGATGCTCCACATCGCGCGCATCCACGTCATGAAAGCGCGCGTTCGGGTCGCGCCCGGCGCGGTACACCCGCCCCGACACGCGCCCGATATAGGTCTGCTCGCCCCACGAGCCGCCGATGAACTCCATCCGCACGTCGCCCACCGTCTCCGGCGCGGCGCTGATCAGCAGCCCGCCCGTCTGCGCGCTTAACAGTTGGTCGAGCGCGCTCTGCGCATCGACCACGGTTGAGTTATTCCCCCCGCAACATCCCATGATTGTTTCCTCCCCGGATAGATAAGCTGCGTAACGGTCGTACAGCGCGGACGCCGTCTGCTCGCCTAGCGGCGTATAGGCGGGCACGCTCTCATCACCCTCGTCGCGCGGCCGGAGCAGCGCGCGGGTGCGCTGACCGTGCGCCCGCCGGTAGATCAGCAGCGGGTGCGGACAGCGCACGCCGCAGTAGCCCATCACCGCAAACTTACAGTACAGATCCCAGTCCTCAAAGCCCTTCAGGCGCTCGTCGAACCCGCCCACCGCGCGCAGCCACTCGGTCGGGATCAGCGCCGTGACGGCGTGACGCAGCCCTTTGAGCATATCACGCTGGCTATACTCTTCAACGGTTCTGACCTCCATCTCGCCATCGATGCGCGTCTCGTCGGTTAAGGTCAACCAGTCGCTATACACGTAGTTGCCGCCGCTCTGGACATACTGCCGCGCCATCGCCTCCAGCGCGCGGGGCGTGATCACATCGTCCGCGTCCAGAAACAGCGTGAGCGGCGCGCGAGCGCGCTGAATACCTAAGTTGCGAGCCGCGCCAGCACCTGCCGATCCTGGGTACTCATGAACAAGTCGCGCCCATGGCCACGGCGTCAGGTCAATATCCTGACCGCTGTCATTGACTACGATACACTCCCAGAATGGGAAGGTCTGCGCCTGCACGCTATCGAGCGCGTCGATCAGCGGCGCGGCGTGGCCAGGGCCGACCGGGATGATCACGCTGATGAGTGGGTGCTGGTGATGATGCACCGGCCAGGCGTGCAGCGGCGCGGGCGGGTCGCCCTGCGCGCCGAACGGTACGATCTGCGGGTTGGGCTGGCGGTTATCGCGCTTCGCCCGTAGCCCGTCCATCGGATCGCCCGCTAGTCGCCACGGCAGCCAGGCTGTCCAATCACCATCGCCCGGCTCGCCGCGTGACTTGCTGTCGCTGCGCAGGCGGTAGATCAGCGTGCTCTCTTCTGTGACCTTCGCGGCGCGGAAGCCGAACGAGGTGATGCGCGTCCAGAGGTTCGCATCCTCGGCCCGCCAGTCGCGCTGACGGTAGCCGCCCGATCGCTCCAGCACCTCGCGCCTGACCATCGCCGCGTAGGAGAGTTGATTTAGGTGCGCGATCTGGGCGTGCCAGTCGAAGCTGGAGCCTGGCCAGGGGTTGCGCTGTCGGTTGCCCCCGTCGTCTGCGATAGTATCAAGATGTCCAAAGGCGACATGCAGCCAGGTGTGCTGATCCAGCGCTGTGCTAAGAATGTCCAATGCGTTTGGGGCGAGCATGTCGTCGGCGTCGAGGAAGATGATGTACTTGCCATCGGCCATCTGCCAGCCATAGTTGCGCGCTCCTGTCAGTTTGAGATTGGTCGGCGTCGGCGCGTAGGTGGCGTGGCACGATGGCGGCAGTTCATCGGCCATCCACGCGGTAGCGACCTCCTCTGTGTCGTCGGTGCTCTGGTCATCAACAATGATGCACTCCCACTCGGTCAAGGTCTGCTGACTGAGCGAGCGCAGGCAGTCGTGCAGGTAGCGCCCGAGATTGTGACAGGTGACAACCACGCTTACCTTCGGACGAGGCGCATGATACGCCGCGTGCGTCGCGGTAAAAAGCGCGGCATACTGCGCGATGCGCTCTTTCCAGCCCCATCGTTCCCGAGCGTCCTGTAGAGCGTTGCGGCTAAGACGCTCGCGCTGGTCAAGGCATCGTCGAATACACGCCGCGAGGCCGTCGAAGTCGCCGTACTCGGCAAGGTAGCCGGTTTCGCCCTCAATGACAATCTCCTCCTGGCCGCCGTAGCGCCAGCCCGCTATTGGCACCCCGGCGGCCAGCGCCTCAAGTGTCCCGATCCCGAACGTCTCACGCGCGGTTGCGAGATACACCCCGGCCTGCTGAATGAGCGGGCGCATGTTTTCGTACGGCATCGGCCCCAGAATGCCGACGTTCTTGGCGCTCCGCCCAAACGTGGACAGGAACGGCACATCCGGCAGCAGCGCGGCCACGTCGTTCATGTCGCGCGGGTCGCTCACCTGATCAGCCCTGGCCTTGTTCCACAGCACGTAGCCGAGGTTTGGCAGGCTGTGCGCCCAGTCGTCGGCGTCTACACCGTGATGCACGACCGTGGGCGCTGCCAGCATGCCCCGCGAAATGGCGTGCGCGACCCAGCGCGAGGGCGCGGTGATCGCGTTCGCCCGGATAAGCGTCTCAATGACCCGCGCATTGACCTTATCGCCCCACGCGCCGAACTGGTAGGATGACCACATCAGCCCGTGGTTGATGGCGACCATCGGCACGCCGGGCCGCTCGGTCAGCGCCGCGCCGTGGTTGGCGATCAGGTCGGCGTCATCAGGCGAGTTGGTCACGCTCCAGCCGAACTCCGGAAGGTACTTGACCATCGCATCGCTGACGCGCCGGATGCCGCCGTCGGCCTGGTCGGGCGTGGTGTAGATTGGATCAATAAAGACCCTCATTCGTCGCGCTCCCATGCTGTCAGCAGAATGCCGTACGTCCACGCTACGTTGTAACCCAGGTCGCCCAGGCGCGTGTGGAGTTTCGCCAGCGCCATCCCGTACTCGTCGAATGCATCGTGCCACGGGTGGAATTGCACCATCAGCCGCTTCGGCAGAATGCCCAGGTCAAGCATGTGCGGCAGCAGCACGTACTCGTAGCTCTCGATGTTCATCAGCATCAGGTCAATGCGCTTGATGCCAAGTTCCTTGAACGCCGCGCCGACCTCGCGCACCATGCCTGATCCCTGCCCATCGGCCTTGACGAACGACGCGCCGTCCGTCTCCCAGTTGCGCATCGCGAGCATCCCGCTCTCGTCGCCTAGCCCATACGGCAGCACCGTCGCCTTGTCGCCCAGGACGGACGAACACACGTTCCACGCCCACGGCTGCGGCTCGAACACGAACAGGCGGCAGCGGTAGCGCTCGGCTATCTGGAGCGCCCAGCGCCCGCAGTAGCCGCCGACCTCCACAACCACGCTTCGCTTGGTCAGCGGCCAGTCGATCGCCTTCTCATCCCAGACGTGCTCGGGATTGGCGGCGCGGCGCAGCACGTCGGCCTTCATCTCCTCCAGCCGCGCGATGTGCGGGTTATCGGTCATACTGCTACCTGCATGGCGCGCAATGGCGCGTAGGCGGTGGCGATGCGCTCCTGAGCGATGGAGAAGTAATTGGCGTCCTTCTCGATGCCGACGAAGCGCCGGCCCAGGTTGCCGCAGGCGTGCCCCGTCGTGCCGCTGCCCATCGTAAAGTCCAGCACCGTCTCACCCTCGTTCGTGTAGGTCTTGACCAAGTATTCAAGGAGTGCAAGGGGCTTTTGGGTGGGATGAATCATGTCTTGTTGTCGCATACTCGAAAAACACAAAACACTATCAGGGTAGCGTACCTCGCAAACCTCTTTGATTTGTGAGCGTGCAATCGCCTGTCCGTATACCCCCACCGAACGATCAGCACCAACGCGCGTAAGGTATTTTTCGCCTGCGCTCATTTGTGGATTGTATGTAGCGCCTTGCCGTGAAAATACCAAAACATTCTCGTGTTTCTTAAGTGGTTGAGTGCCCACTGATACGAAATTAGCCCCGCGCGATTTATTCCACACCCATTCATACCGAAACATCTCTGGATTACTCATCACCAGCGCGCTCGTAAATGGCTGACTACCAAACAGCACGCACGCCCCGCGCGGCTTCAGCACACGCTTGATCCCCGCCCACATCGGCGCGAACGGAATCACGCTATCCCACTTACACGCCGTCGTGCCGTAGGGCGGATCGCAGATCACCGCGTCCACGCTCTGCGGATTCAGCGTCGGCAGGATGTCCAGGCAATCGGCGTTGTACAGCGTGTAGTCGGTCATGCGACCCTCACGAACATACACAGCAGCGTATCGTCCAGCCAGTCGGCGCGCACTTGCGTAACCTCCTCCGGCATCGTGGCCAGCGCATCATCGTTGTACTCGTTGTGGTAGTCGTGCCCGATCAGCACATCGCCATACCGGAGCAGCGGCGCGTACAGGTGCAGCTCTTTGGGCTTGTCGCCGCCGTCGCAGATGATGAGCGCGGGCGCGGGTGCGTCCTTCAGCCATTGGCGCATCTCGGCTACCGTGACCGGGCTCCATGCGTCGCGCTGGTCGATGGCTGACCCGTCCAAGTCGCGCACCGCGAACGCCAGCGCGTTCAATGTGATGTCGATGCCGCGATAGGCCAGGCCGGTGTATGTGCCGTAGGCGCGCAGGTAGGATGCCAGGCCGCCATGTTCCACGCCGACCTCCAACACCGTCTTGATGCCGGCGGTCTGGATGATGTGCGCGATGGCCCCCAGGTCGCACCATGTCAGGCTGCACGACACGCCGATCGGCCAGATAGCGCCGGTGCGCCGCCAGAGGTCGCTGGTCATGCCATCCCCCGATCGAAGACCTGCAAATTGGCCGCCAGCCAGTGCGTCGCCGGCCCGGTCACGTAGCCGAACAGGTGCGCGAGTTGCCGCGTGTAGTCCTCCCTGTACGACATGCCGCGCGCATGGAACAGGTCGCGCCACTGCACCGCCGGCCGGCAGCCGATGTGGTGCTCGCCGCCCTGTCCCGGCGGCGCGGCGCTGAAGATGACATACCCGCTCTCGCCGTAGAAATCCGGCTTTGGGCGCAGGTGGCGTGCGATGGTGTCGATCAATGTCTCGTGCGCCTCCAGCGGCAGGTGCTCGGCCACCTCCAGGCAGGTGATCAGGTCAAAGCGTTGCGCCAGGTGGTCGGGCAGGCCCGGCTCGACCGTGAAACTGTCGCGCGCGATGCGCAGCGGGCGCGTCAGGTCATGGTGGACAAAGTGTCCCTCCGGCCCGTTGATCAGATCCACGCCCATCGCGTCGCTGCCGAGCTTGCGCGCACAGTTGACCATCGCGCCCGTGCCGCTGCCCAGGTCGAGATACGTTGCGGGAATGCCCATCCACGCGACCACCTGGCAGCACGCGCGCTCGTTCCAGCCGTCGAACGGCGCAAGCTGCGCACGCCGGGCCTCGACCTCTTCGATGGTTGGCTTGGTGTAGCTCATTGCTCATAGCTCCATATCGCCTTGAGCGCGACAACGGTGGACGCTACGCGGATCGTCGGCTGTGCATCGCCCGGATACGAGCCGTCGTCAATGTAGGCCGTCTTGCATCCAGCCGCCTTGCCCGCCTGTACGTCGGTCAGAAAATCGCCCACCATCCACGAGCGCGCGAGGTCAAGGTCGTGCTCGCGCGCCGCGTCGAGCAGCATCCCCGGAGCAGGCTTGCGGCAGCGACAGCGCGTTTCTTTGGCGTGAATGCAGGTGTACACCGCGTCGATCGTGACGCCGCACTCGGCAAACCAGCCGACGAGCGCCGCGTTCATCGCGTGCATTGTGTCCTCGGTCAGATAACCAAGCGCGACGCCAGCCTGATTGGTCACGATGATCAACTTCCAGCCTGACGCCTGGAACGGTCGCAAGGCGTCGGGTACGCCGTCGATGATCGTCATGTCGTCGATCGTGCGCGCATAGTCCCGGCGCTCGATGAGCGTCCCATCGCGGTCAAGCAACAGTGCGCGGTTCAATCGCATAGCTCCTTTGTCAGCCAATGCCCGATCGCGCTGGTCGCATCCTCCAGCACGCCGTAGTCGGCGTGCGGAATGTGGATGATGAGATCGATCGGCGTCAGGTAGACCTCGTTCCGCCCGGTCACCAGCAAGCGCGGGATGTGCAATTGCCGCGCGGTGTGCAAGAGCGTGAGAATGTTCTTCGACGTGCCGCTACACGACAGGCAGATCAGCCGGTCGTCCATCCGCACCACCGTCTCGAACTCGCGCGAGAGCGCCGCGCCGTAGTCCTCGTCGTTCGCCCAGGCCGTCAGCGCCGCTGTGTTACACCCCAGCGCCTGCACGCGCCGGCCTGCCGCCTTGGACAGGTCGCACGCCCAATGTTGCGCGGTTGACGCGCTGCCGCCGTTGCCCGCGATCCAGAGCGTGCCCTCGCACCCGCGCACGAACGGCACAAGCGGCGACGGGTCGATCTTCGACAGCGTGATCTGTAACTCGTGGATGTAGTTCATGGAATAATCCGTTCCCACTGCGTCACCTTCTTGCCGCCCGTCCAATACCACGTCCCGATCTTCATGCCGTGGATCGCGTCCTTGCAGCAGCGCGGCAGACCGAAGGCGTCCTGCGGGATGGTGCGGAACGCGCGGATGCCGATCGCGTACTCAGGTATCAGGCAGATCACAGCATATCCTCGGTCTTGATACTGCCAATATGGGCGAACAGCCCAGCGGTCGGGTAGTCCTCGGGCCATACGATCAGCGGCCCGTCCGTCGCGCCCTGGTATTGGAACGCATAGGCCAGCTCTGTCTCGCCCGGCGCAAGCCCCTCCGGATAGTCGCCGTAGGCCGTGCGGTAGCGCTTGTGCCGTAGGCTCGGGTGCCCGGTGAACGTATAAAACGACGTGTCCGGCCAGTAGCGTGGCAGCGTGTGATAGCGCCGCCCCGCAAAGAACCGGGCAGGCTCTAAGCGCTCGTGGTGAATGTAGCCAAGCCGGATCATGCCCAGTTCGGGACAGTCCATCAGCGCATAGGCGTGCGGCGTCAGGTCAAGCGGCTCGCGCAACATGAAGTCATCCTCTAGCCAGAAGGTGAGCGCACTATCCGCTTCATTCCATGCGGTATTGGCGTTGCCGCCATAGCCCTGTCGCATTGTGTGGCCTTCGATATTGCCGCCCAGCGCATCACGGATTGCGTCCCAATGTGCAGCGGGTGAGCCGTCATCCGCCACGTACCAGCGTAGCTCACCCTCATAGTGCAGCAACTCGCGCGCAGCCTCGATCGTCGCGAGGGCGTATTCCGTGCGCTTGTAGGTTTGCAAGATGATGGTGATCGGTTCCATCTAGGCGTGCGCCTCCGCTTCAGCGAGCATTGACCGGAACGACGCCGGCGTCAGCCGCGGCGCGTCGTAGCTGGTATAGCTTGTGCCGCCTGAATCTCCTGGGTGCAATCCCCACATACCAAGCACAAAATGATCGCCGTGATCTGCGCACGGCTCATCGGTGTGTACAAGATCTTCATGGCGCTTCTCGACTGACCGCAGTCCGGTTTTTTGTATCTTAGATCCCGGCGCGATAATCTGCGCCATCTCGGATAGGCTCAAACTGCGCATCTTTGGTACGACGATGGCGCAGCGCATCTCTTGTGCGGCCTGCTCAATCACCCGTACCGCGTCACTCTCGGCCATCCAGAAGCGGGTCATCTCCGGATCGGTCACGGTCAGCGGTTGCCCTTGCTCGGCCTGCTTACGCCAGAGCGGGATCACGCTGCCGTTACTCGCAACCACGTTCCCGTAGCGACAGAGCGTAAAGATGGTCGGCCCGTTGTGGATTGACTGGAACAGTTTTTCCATCGCGAGCTTGCTTGCGCCGTAGGCCGTGATGGCCCGGCACGCCTTGTCGGTCGAGATGCCTACGCAGCGCTTGACATTGCCCGCGTTGCACGCCCGCGCCACGTTCATAGAGCCGATCACGTTTGTTTCGTAGCAGTTGACCGGCTGCGCCTCCGCCTCCGGAATGCGCTTGACCGCCGCCGCGTGGATAACCAGATCGTGGCCGGCCACCGCCGCGCTCAGGCGCTCGTAGTCGCGCACGTCACCCAGCACGTAGCGCAGGCTGCCGTACTGCTGTCGCATTTGCGATTGGCGCAGTTCGGAACGACTGTACACCGTGATCGCGCAGTCCCACCGCTCCTGCAGCGCCGTGCGGACGATCGCATGGCCCAGCGTGCCGCTGCCGCCGGTGATAAGAATGTTGCCTGATAAGGCCATCGTCCCTCCTGTGTCTGGGGGCGGCAGTGCGCCGCCCCCATGTCCCGACCCGTATCCGCCCGACCCCTCTTAGCCGACCGACGTGTTTGGACTGAAGAACGACGGCACGTTCTGGGTTGTGCGCCCGCCGTTGGTGAAGTAGTACACGTTGCTGGCGGTGCTCCAGTCGTCCTCGTGCTGGAACGGCGTGTAGGCCACGTTCGTAAGCCGCGCCGCGATCTGCGGCGTGCGCAGGATCAGGCGCGGCTCGGTCTTGACCTGACTCTGCACGCAGTAGGCGGTCGGCGGCCGCTTGTGCCACAGGAAACGCCCGTTATCGGTGGTGAAATACGAATCGCCGGGAGCCATGAGCTTCGCGGCTTCCATGGTGCCCTGCGGGCTGTCGTAGTTGAAGTACTCCATGTACGTCGACTGGAAGCCGCCGATCACGGTCAGCGGCACCCAGTAGATGGTGCTGTTGAACGCGCCGTTCGCCAGCGCGGTCTCCGGAATGGTATCATCGATCACGACCTCGCGCTTCACGCCATCGATCCACAGGAATTGGCCCGTCCGCTCATCCCAGTTGCCGCGCATCTCGTTGCGCATCTCTTGCAACTTCAGCGCGTCGTTGACGGCCGGCTGCGCGGCGCTCAGGCCCGCGTCGGCGCTGATGCAGCGGTACGTGCTATACGCGCATGGCCACACCTCGGTCAATTGGTAGAAGGCTGACCAGCGCATCGCAATCACCCACCGCACCGGGTTCAGGCCCATCTCGGTGGCGCGATACCGCAACTGGCGATCCACGCCCGTGATCGCCGCGACGATGCCCGACTTGGACGCGGGCGATGTCTCGACGTTCGCGCTGTTGAATGAGCGGATGAAGCTGTCCGCGCGCGGGCAAACCGTGCCCGTGCCGCCGACCGGCACATCGCTGTCACGGTAGCCGGTGTTGATCAGGCCATCCAGACCGTTGTACTCCTGGATGATGCCGCCGCCGGTGTTGTTGGTGCGGTTGCCGGTATAGAGAAATGGCGAGAAGTTGCGCACCCAATCGTTGGCCAGTTCGTAGCTGACCTTGGCGACCTCGAAGTTCAGCGCGTTCTGGATGCCCTGGTCGCCCGGCACGCTGGGCGCGCCGTACTCGGCCTCGACCGGGCCGCCGATCAGGCGGTAGTCCGTGAACTCGGAACGGTTATTGCGCCGCCCCACGCGATCCAGCTCGATCACCGGCGTCATCATGGACTGGCGACCGAAGCGGTACATCTGGGTACAGAGCTTCAGCAGGCCGGCAGTGGGCGGGTCGCCGCAGACGCCGGCGCTATTGGTGCCGCCGAACGTCCCGGTTGCGGCGGTTTGGCCGGTCAGGATACCGTAAAAGGCGAAGTCCTCGACCGACGGGCGGCTGGGGATGATCTTGAGCAACCCCAGGTGGGGGAGGATCATCGCGTTGATGACCTCGCGCGTCATGCCCGGCGCGCTCATCAGACCGGCCGCGCCGTGCGCGTAGCCGCTCGTGCGCGGCGCGGCGCTGACGGCCTTCTGGGTCGTCTGCGCGCTCAGCATGGCCAGCGCCATCGCTTGCGCCTGCGCCATCACTTCAGGGGTGAACGTCGTTGGTTCCATTGGCTATCTCTCCTGTGACTGTGCGGCCTAGCGACCGAACAGGTTTTTAGCTAAATCCTCGAATCCATTACTAAACATCTGCTGATCGGCTGGGATCTGATCCTTGACCGACGCCAGCAGCGCGTTATCGGCGGGGTTGAACGGGTTGAGCGCGGTCTGCGGCGCGGTCGTGGCGCGCGCAGGGGTGGCGGGCTGAAGCCCGAGCAGTTCATCGAGCTTCGCCTGGGTCGCTTCCTGCTGCGCCTTGAGGGCCGCGATCTGCTCGGCCTTCTCCGCGTCGGTCGCGTCCTTCTTGGCGGTGTAGCCGCCCATCATGCCCTTCAGTTCGTCCATGTGACTGCCGATCTTATTGGTCAAGTCCATGGTCGACACTAGCGGGCCGAGCGCGGTCGTCAGCGCGTCGCTGACCGCCTGCCCGATCGCCTGGATGTCCTCGGGGCTAAGGGTCAGCCCGCCCGCGTCCATCGCATCGCCCTCGCCCGCGTCCATCTCGGTCTGCTCTTCCTCGGGCGACTCGGCGGCCTCCTCTTCGGGCGTGCCCTCGGCGGGCGCGCCAGCCATAGCGGCGGCTGCCTTGGGTGGGAATGCCTTATAGGTCACGCCGTTGATCACGACATCGGGTAGCTCTGTCGCTGGCGTCTCATCCGCCGGCTCATCAGCCTTGAAGGCGACCTGTTGTTCCGTCGCCGCCTTCTCGGTCGCCTCGGCCTGCGCTTGTAAACTCGTAATGTCATCGTCGCTAAACCCGAGGGTCTTCAGCGCCGCGACTTTGGTGGGGTCAAACATACGGGACTCCTTAACACGAAACGCGGTAAACCGATTGCTCGCCTTGCCGCGTGGAACTAGTGAACGTTCGAACTTGCGAATATGGTGAAAGACGCCGCTGGCGTCGGGTTCTGAGGGAAGGTGGAGGAAACCAAGGCTTATCTCAAGTGCATCGGCGGCGGCGGCCACCTTCTGCGCAATAGCGGGTGAACGGAATGTACCGGACTCGATCAGCACCTTGCCGTGCATGGCGTTAAAGTCACAGTCGCCCAGGTCAAGCCCAGGCGTGTGCCACCAGCGCAGCGGGCCATAGGACTGGTGCGCGTCCGCGAACGCACAGTCGTCTGATAGCGCCTTCGTGGATACAATCTCCTGATCGCGATCCTGGTAGGCAGTGCTGCTCTGCGCCACCCAGCGGTGGCGGCCAGCGGCGTCCTTGAAGACGCGGAACGAAGCGGCCTTCTCGGCAGGCATCGGCATCTTCTCGCTCGTGTAGAGCGCCCGCAACTTGGTCAGCGCCGCGCCTTTGTTCGGGCCTGCGTACACGTTGCCGCGATAGCCGCCGTGCAGCGCCGCCCAGGCCGCGCCCATCAGGCCGTGATCGGGCTTGCCGTTGCGCTTGACCTGGAGATGCCACGTCGAGGACTTGGCGGGGTCTTCGACCACCAGGAAATCACCGGTCGTCGGTGCTGCCTTCATCGTGGCGCGCTGGCCGGCTGCGGTCAGCACCAATTCGCCTTTGACCAGATGCGCGAGTCCGTTGCGGATCAGCGCCATGCTGTCGCTGTCGGTGAGCGTCTTGCCATCGCTGAGTGACTGCGCAGCAGTCTGGAGCGCGGGCGCGATCTGCTTGACCGGCGCGGGCGTTTTGATAGGTTTTGGCGGCTTCGGCGCTTTTGGTGCGCCGCCGCTCGTCACGCTGGGCGATGAGCCGCTGCCCACGCTCGGGTGCGCGCGGTGTGGCACGGGAATGCTTGGGCCGTGCGCTGACGCTTTGGGCGCGGGCTTCTTGCTGCCACCGCTTCCACGCTTGGCCTGCCGCGCGGCGCGTTTCGCCTGCGCCGCCTGTTGGCGCGTGAGGCGCACAGCGGCTGCGGTCTGCTGTCGTGCGGTCGCGGCCTCGTGTCGTGCGGTCGCGGCCTCGTGTCGTGCGGTGCTGGCTGCGGTTCGCTCGCCACGTGCGGTCGTGCGGTCGCGGGCGGCGCTGATAATCGCGCCCGTGCGCCCCGCGTCGCCGCTGGCGGCTGCGGACATCGCCGCGCGCCCGCTGGCGCTGAGTCTGTAGCTGCCGTCCTTCGCCTGCTCAACCAGCCCCGCCGCGACCAAGCCCCCGCGCTCGATGGCTGACGGGTCTTTCGGCTGCGCGCCGTCGGCCAGGTCGCCCAGCGCGCTCTGTCCATCAGCGGCGATGCCCAGGCCGCTGAGTACCTTCTGGCGGTTCTGCGCGTGCTCGGTGATGCGCTGCATGCGCTTCTGCTCAGGGGTCAGTTGCACCTTCTTGGGCTTCGCGCCCTTGCGCGGCTTGCGTGGCTTGCGCCGGTGGAGCGTGACCTTGGGCGGCGTGACCGACGCGCCGGGGCACTTGCCGTAGCGGCCATGCACGTTGCACAGATTGCCGTGGATGCGCGTAATGCCGGGCGCGATCTGTTCGCCCTTGAGGCTGGGGATCTCAGGCACGCGCGACGCGATGGCGGCGGCGGTGTCCGGGTCGTAGTGCGGCGAGGTGACGAACGCCTCAAGCTGTGCGAGGGTCAGCGCCTTGGTGCGCTTCTTGTAGGGTAGGCGACGAAACCGCGCACCCTTGCCGCCGGGCGTTTCGTGCGCCCAGCGACGCGCGAACGGCTTCTTGTTCGCGAACAGGTAGCCCCATTGTGCTTGTGATTCGATCGGCATGTTTGGGCCAACAAAAACGGCGCTGCACTCCCGAAAGAGTGAGCGCCGTAGGCTTTTCAGCGTTGGGCGAGGTATCCAGTTGTACCAGTGCGGTTTTACCCGTCCGGGCAGCGGCCGTAGTGGCCGCCCGCACTGGTGTTGCTATCGCGCGGGTGACTTGTTCGCTATCTTTCACCGTCCCAGGAGAGATGCAAACCCCGCGCGACTGCTATTCAATCATAACACGCTGTTGTGTTTTTGTCTACGTTCTGCGCGGGTTTGCACCGGACACTCTTTGTCCAAGATCACCGCCAACTGCACGACCGCCGATAGCAGAATGCGGTAGAGCATTTCGAGCGTCGCTTTGGTTGTGGCGTCTTGGATCACACCGCCTCCTTGATGCGCTTGCTGATGTACTGCTGGAGTTGCACCTTGTACTTGGCCCCGATCAGCTTCGACCACGCCCTAGCCGTCGTACCAGGGTGATGCACCGCCCGCACAAACACCGCGCCTTGCCCCGCCTGCCCGCTCACGCTGCCGACGAAGCCGGGGCGCGTCTTGGGGCTGCCGCCCACGCCGAACCGCAGGCGCTTGGCGCGGCGGGCGACGATCAGGTGGGCGCGCGTGCCGTGGTCGAGCATGTTCCACACGTCGTCCTGCGTGCCGATCGTGTAGGCGAACGTCTGCTCTTTGACCACGAACGCAACATCGTGGTTCCAGGTCGCGCTGGTCTTCTCGAAGTCTTTGACAGCAGCCTCGGCAGCGTCCTTCATGCCCAGTTTGGCGGCACTAGCAAAGCGGGTGAAGTTGATCGCCTTGGCGGATGGCTTGATGGCGCTCATCTTGATCATTGCACGCGCACCTTCCAGCGCCCGATCTTAACGCCGCGCCCAAAGTGCGGGTAGAACACGGGGTCGTGCCAGCAGACCATGCGTCGCCCGAACGCGATCCAGCCGTGCCGGAAGCCGAGATAGTAGCTCATGCCGCCTCCGCTTTGTAGGGGCTGTTCGACGCCATGTCCAGACAGCCCGCGCAATGTTCCGCCGGGTGCAAGACCCACCACACCGCGCCGTCACGCTCATCAAGCGTACACTTGCAATTGCCCATGCACTCCTGGTCGCCGGGGTAGCTCGGCAGACCAGGGTAGCGCGTGGCATAGAACGCGCCGCGCGTCGCGCCCGCGTAGAGGTTCGCCCGCGCCTGCGCCTGCGGCATCGTGAGCCTGCCCGCCTTGAGGTCAGCTACGAAGCCATCCAGATACTTCAGTTGCTCGGCGATGCGCGCGTCCAGTTCCTTGCGTTCTGCGCGGCTCAAGCCCTTCACCAGCGCGGGCGTGGTGTGCAGGCGCTCGGCCGTCGCCGCGATGTAGGCCGCCGTTTGGCTGCGCTTGATCGCTTGCTCCATCGCCGTGCGCCACGCGCCGATGCTGCCGCCGTTGGCCAGCGCCTGCGTCGCCGGGCCGATCAGCGAGAGCGGCTGGTCACGCAGTTTCGTCAGGTTCACTGGCATCGGTTGCCCACACTATAGCCTGCTGCCACTCGTCATCCTTCACCGCCTTGATCGCCGGGTTGCCCGCAGGCGCAGCCGGCGCGGGCGGCGGCGTGACCTGCCCCGCGTACGGCGCGCGCGGCGTGGGCGTGGGCGTCTTGCTCTGGTCGCCGCTGTCGGTCAACTGCGCTCCGGGGGTCACGTCCTCGGGTAAGAACTCCGGCGGCACAAGCTTCTGGTCGACCGACATCTGCAAGGCCATGTCATCGGTGATCCAGCCGGGCGCTTGCGTTGACCCGCGCATCACCGCGATCGTGTCGGCCTGGGTCTTGGCGAGTTGCGCCTTAGCCTGCTGGTCGCGGGTGTCATTGGTCGTGACCTGGAAGATGGTTGACTTCGGCATCACGAGATAGTTGATCTTGTCCTCGAAGTCCTTGATAAAGAACGGCAGCCCGCCGGCCTCCTCTGCGGCGTTCTCGGCCACCTGCGCCGACGTGCCGCTGTTCAGCCCAGCGGCCCGCTCCACCAGCTCGTCAGGGTTGAGCCCGATCGCGAGCGCGTACTTGCGGTAGCCGTCCTTTTGCACCTGCTCCACGTCGAAGCCGTCAGGCACGCTGGCCAGGTCGATGCTAGCGATGTTGATCGCCTGGTCGGTCTGGATCGGGATCATCACCGCGCCCTTGTAGACAATGTGCCCCTTGCGCACCTTCTCCGCCTCGCTGGTTTCCATCGCGTCTTGCAACTGCTGCCGCGATACGCCGGTGACAAAGTGCAAGGCCAGCGCGCGACTGCCGGTGATCTTCTCGGTGAAGTACACGTCCATAGCGCTCAGTTTGATGATGGTCTGGAACGCGCGCGACGCGGCGCAGCGGCCCTTATTCCACAGGCGCGAGCGCGGCGACGGCATGTCCGATCCAAAGATCACCTGATCGGGCCTGAGCTTGTGGAAGATGCCATCGTAGTCCAGGTAGACCACCGGATAGTCCAGGTTGCCCGTGCGGTAGCACCGGAACGAATCCAGCGGGTACAGCGCCTCGACCTTCGCCTTGGGACTGTCGCTCACGCGCTTGACCTCGCAGAACCATCCATTATCCGTCAGCAAGAAGTCCTGCACGACCTTGGCCATGCCGCTGCGGTAGGACGCCGGCCCGTCGAGGTTGGTCACGAGCGTTTTACCGTAGTCCACCCGGCGCGTGCTGTCGTCGTTGTCGCTGACTTCATACCCACGCACCGCGATCTTAGTCACGGCCTTGTTGACCGCCGACGCCCACATGTCTTCCAGGTCAAGCGTGCTACTCAAAATGCGGTCGCGCTCGCGCGAGCCGTGCAGCGGTAGACTGGGCGCGGGGGAGAGCACGCTGCCAGGGTCGTAGATTGACCAGGCGAACACGCCCTGATCGGCGGTGGTCAGGTAGTCGGCCTGGGTGACAGAGCCTTTACGGCGGTCGAGGTCGGTCATGATAATCTCAACTTCCAAGCTAAGTAGCGAAGCGCGTCCGGCCCGTGGTTCAGCATGTCGATCGGCTCGCCGCGATCGTTGTTGCGGTAGCTGGCCAGCTCATAGCGCAGGTGCGTGCAGCGCGGATGCACGATGACCCGCCTTTTCCCGTTCTTATCCTTGGCCAGGAATCGGCGCGTGACCTTGATCGACTCTTCGATACTCTGCGGCTTGCCGAACGATCCAATACCTATCGTCTGTAACCGCCCGCGTAATTCATTCGCCGCGCCATCGATAACCGCATAGTCTGGGTCGGGGTAGTCGAGACTCAGCACCCGCTCTATCTGCGTCTCAGGCAGCATTTCAACTGCGTAGTCTTCATTGAAAATCGCTATCGTACCATCGTCGCGCTCTTGCACGAGGAGGAACACACGCGGGCTACTGTCGGCTGTGTACTGTCCTGTTTGCCTGTCAAGTTGCCCGTGGTATCCGTCATCACCCGCCCATATGATTGGGCCGCCGTCAGGGATGTACTCTGCCGCCTCGGTCACGTTGCCGTCCTCGGGGCCATCGCTCCACACATCATACACCAGGCCAGCAGCGGCGGTGAACGCCTCGATCGGATTGGCTGGATACTCGCGCAAGACCGATGCCGTATCACCCGACGCCTCGACGATCTTCTGGTCGCGCCAGTCGGGGCCGCGATCCGGATGGTCAAACCAGGGCAAGAAAATAGCCTTGTAGCCGTTCTTTCCTGACTCGGCGTGCTGCCAAAACTGGTGGTAGGCGCTGCCTTGCCCGTCCGCGCTGCTGATGATGAACAGTTTCCCGCCCGCGTCGATGGTCGGTTTCACAGCGGCCAGCGTTTGGCGCGGCCATGCCATGAACGCCCACTCGTCGAGGATGGCCAGCGCAGCAGTGAAGCTACGCCCAGCCTTGCGGGTGGCTGCCAGGCTCATCATGCGCGATCCATTCTCCCATTCCAGCAGTCCGGTGTTGTCCGTCGCGATCGGCGGCAGCGCATCACGCTGCTGGTGCTTGTCGAACAGAAAGCTTGTGCGACGGATCAACTCGTTCGCCTCAATCTGCCCCTGGCTATAGGCGAGCACCCGCTGCCCTGGAAACATCGTACACAGCCACAGCGCATACCCGCACACCACCCATGAGATGCCAAGTTGCCGCGCCTTGAGAAACACGATCAGGCGCTCATGCTCCATGCTCTCCAGTGCGGTGCGCTGCCCGTCCCACACATGGAACGGGGCCACGCCCGTCAGCCGGTCGCCCGTGATCTCAATCGAGGTCTGCTCGATGAACTGCGTCGGCGTCAGGCGGATGCGCGTCGGCGTGGTGCGGCTGGAGGGCTTCGAGAAGTCGAATAGACTTATCGGCAAGTACCCCGTGAAGGATCGCAAGCTCGCCCGCTGGCTGTCGGTTAATGTAGTTTGGATCGCTGGTGACATACGCCTGCGCTATCTGTGCGTTAAAATTGGCCTCAAGGTATTCGAGCGCGAGCGCCCCGATGCGCGCCTTTTTTACTGTTGCGATCTGTTGCAGTGATTCAATAATGACAGGAAGGTCACGACGCTTCCACGATCGCACGGTTGCGGGTTTGATGCCGTATTTCGCAGCTACCGCAGCAGGCGAGAGCAACACCAGATCAGCAAGCGCTGCCATCCGTATCTCATCCGGTATCGCTGTCCGTGTCGCCATCATCTCCCCATTCCGGCTCGGTCGGTTTCGGCTGTTTCGGCTGCGGCCCGCGCGCGACCGTAATCTTCAGCACCACGCCGCGCATCAGCATCAGCCGCACAATGGACGGCATCTCAGTCTCTGGGATGTCGAATTGCACCCGTGCGCCGTCCTGACCGACCTTGATGGCCGACTGGATCGGCGGGAACGATGCCAGGAACGACACCGGCGCGTCGGCCATATCCGCCAGTTGCGCGCGCCTGACACGCTCGGCATCGTTCACGGCAGCTTGATCAGCGGGCCGGCCAGGACGACCAGCGCCAGCGCCACGCCGAACAGGAACATGCATACCCACGCGGGCGCGCTCAGCCGCGAGGCGATCCACCAGAGCAGCGTCGCGAGGGCCGACGCGGCGATGGCCAGCAAGGTTAACGATCCAACACTCATATGAGTCCTCCTTAGATATCAGTCGTAATAATCAGAAACAGCAGCAGCAGCGCCCCCACGATGAACCATCCGGATATCATAGATGCACCACCACGATCGGACAATCAATAACACGTTCGCGGGTTGAGCCGCATAGTCGCGCTGTGACCTCGTACGCCAGCTCCGCGATGCGCCCCGTCCGCAGATGTCGCGCCTTGTCGCGCGGGTGGGATACGTCCGTGACCCGACACCGCAGCAGCGCGCCCGTGCGCTGACCGTACACCCACACCCACGCGCCCAGCGGCAGCGTCGGGCTGCTGACCATGCACGCGGTGGGCGGCATGTCACGATGGTGCGCGACTTTGGACATCAGGCCCGGCGCGTAGTGCGGGGCATAGCCGCACTCGACCACCGCACTATGGAGCGCCGCCCACACCAGCAGCGCGTACAGCGCACGACTACCCAGGCTTCGGCGTCCCGTGCGGGGGCGTGCCGCCGGTCGGCGCGGTGCGCGCAGCGGCGATCAGCGTCTCTTTGTCCGCACGCTCCTGGGTCAGCGTCTGCTCGACCCGGATAAGCGCCGCCGCCAGGTCGCGCAAGCGCGCATCCTGCGCCTCGATCTTCGTTTCCATCGCCGTGCGCTGCGAGTTGACGATCCCGTGCGTCGTCTCGCTCACGGCGGTCACGGCGTCAACCTTCGTGTCGAGCCGCTCAAGCTTGTCGGTGTTCTCGCGCGACTGCTGAAGCTGGCCGATAATGCCCACCGCGAACGGCAGCGCGGCAGCCATGAAGATCGGCGCGTGCTCGGGCTGCGTTGCGAACACGTATACGATCGCCACGAGCGTGCAGGCGACCGTGATCACCGTGTAAAAGTTCCGTGATGCCATCAGAATACCTTAATCAGCAGCGCGACGACGCCGACAAACAACACCACGATCGCGCCGATCAGCACGCGCTGCCACAGCTTAATATGCGTCAACTCGGTCGCGCAATCCGTCAGCCCTGCGATCATCTTGTCAATCTGGACGCCCCGGTCGCGCCCCTCCGCGATAAAGCGCAGCACGTTGCGGTCGACCGCCGCGAGCTGCTGGCGCAAGCCCTCATACTTCTCGGCGTAGCGCTCGCTCAGTCGCGCGGCGTAGTCGTCCCGCTCAGTCGCCATCGCGCGCCGCCTCGAGTTGTGCGACCCGCTCGTACAGCGCGACCACGGCGGCGGCGGCCATGCTGGAGCAGCGGCCGACCAGGGCGGCGCTGAAGTTGCTAAGGTTCTCGGCGGTCGGGTCTTTGGCATAGGCGTCTATCGCCTCGGTCAGTTCGTCACCCAGCAGGGCGGCGCGTGACACGACACTACTTGCAGTGGTAGAATGCATATCCAAGGTGTTTGCCTATCTTGGTAGGTGACATCCCAGCGAGCCGATCTTGTTCTAGCGCGATCGGCTCGCGCTCTCCCCCTGATCTATGGCTGGGGAACCAGCCCATTCACATCGACAAATCCCCGCCCGTCCGCAAGATGCCCGTTGTTTGGGTCGTCGATCGTCACCGGCTCGTCGTGCGAGAGATGCCCCCACAGCGGCCCGGTGCGGTCACTGCGTTGGTAGACCGGCAGGCCCATCACGCGGTAGTGGGTCGGCTGCGTAAATTGCGCGTCGCGCCACGCTATAAAGTCGACGTGCGGCCAGTCGGACGGGTCGACCTTGCGATCGTACGGCCCAGGCAGCGCGATCTGTCCGTGCGTGTCAATCATTGGCACGGTGATATGGTGCGCGGCGATCACCTGCTTGATCAGCCAGGAGAGCGCGTCCTTCTGCGCGGCCGGCCAGTCCTGCCCGCTGCGGTGCTCGCACTCAATGCCGATCGAGCGCGGGTTCTGGTATGCCGTGACCGCCTTGCCGGCGTGCCACGCCTGGTAGGTGTCCGCTACCAGTTGATAGATTTTTGTGTCCCGGCAGACATAGTAGTGACACGATACGCCGCTGGTCGGGTTGCACAGCCACGGAAGCGAGGACTTCTTTGGCTCGGGTAGACTGCCCTCGCAACTGTGCACGACGATCGAGCCGATCGGCTCGCCGCCCCGGCTGTTGTAGTTCGGACTGCGCCATGTCGTGGTGTTGATGGTGTAGGTCATGATGGCCACACCTCGGTATGGTCGCTATCGAACGGCGCGAGCCTGGGCCAATGCCCGGTGCGCGCATAATAAGCTACCGCTTGGACGCGGAGGGATAACAACGCAAGCTCGAATTGGGTATAGCTCAGGGCCGTGCGAGTAAACGCCGGCTGGCCAGGGAGAGGTCGCTTGTGGTGGATGCGTCCAAGCATAGCGAGCGCGGGGGCTGGGGTACATTGCCGCACACAGGACACGCCACGCGAAGGTCAGCGCCCGCTCTGCACAGTATACAGGCGAGGGGGCGCATATGTCAAGCGCGAGGTACGAACGTCCCTCATAGCGGACGAAACAACGCGCGGGCGTGGGTGACAGATTGTTCACAAAGCGGGGTATTGAAAAGCAGGAATCTTATGGTACGATACCGGAATAGTGCAACTGTTCGCCCTCGCGTGCTCTGCCCATGCCCGACACCGCGCGCCCAACCGCAGGCAAGCCAATGATGCAGCCAGAAGAAGCGCCGGAAGACGACGCGCCCGCCCCCGTGGAAACCATCAGAGAGTGGATTGATCGCCATTTGGCCGAGGAGCAAGCCGCTCCCGCCGAAACGCCAGGTAATCCATCGTCTCAGTAAACTCTTCTCTCGTCATACTCGTTAGCTCGTCAAAGCGCTCCGCGATCCACGGGTGCGCCTCCAGTTCGCGCGCCAAGCGCCGGGCGCGTTCGCCATCCCCCAATGCCGCGCCCGCCATCTCGACCACCACCGGCAGGGTCATGCCGTAGGCGCGGGCGATCTTCTCCAGCGTCGCCACGTCCGGCATTGTCTTGAGCCGACGATTGACGATATTGTCAATCGTCGTTTTGCTGACCCCCGTCGCCTTCGCCACCTTCCGGATGCTCGTCCTGCCCACCTCAGCCTGGAGGTAGTCTGCTAAGTCCATCATAGCTACCGCCACTCCTCTCAAGTGTACACATTGGTAGTATACCGCAACAATAAACAACTTGACAAGCTACAAAAGATGGAGTAAGATGTACCGCAGAAAGTACAGACGTACCGCGTAGTGAGGGCCATCACATGACCTACCCCACCATCAGCATCAGTGTTTGGGCGGATCGGCTGCCCAAGCTCAACGAACTCCTCGCGCTCTATCGCCAAGACGATCCCACGATCAGCCGTACTGAAATCTTCTGGTACGCCATCGACGCCCTGCACACTATCAAGTGTCCATCCGAAAGTTCAGACGCCAATACAGAAGGACAGAGGGACGCAGCATGAGTAACTTGCACCTTCTCCCCACCCCCGCCACCCCCGCGCTGCCAGCGCTCGAACTGGCGAAACTGCTCGCCCACAAACTGGCGCGCATCACCGCAGCGCCGGCCTATGTTATCGACGATGAGGGGCATCCGATGCTTGCCGCTGGCGGCGACATCGGCGTGTATTGGTCGCTCGACCAGATCATTTTCACTGCTCCGGTGCCGGAGTAGAAAGGAACACCACCATGTACACCACATCCAAGGCAAGCTGGAGCACCCACCACGCCGACCCGCCCCCCGACGACGGCCCAGGCGACCCAATCCCTGGGGACATCGGCTATCCGTAGGGCATCCGCGCCGCCGATGGACGTTTAATTTCCGTACGCCTACGCGAGTCATTGTGGAATAACCTCCACGGGGAGTACCCCATCTTGAAGCGACGAGCGCGCGGCAATGCATTCGATGGGAACCGGAGGCGGCGCACGCCATTGCTTCCTAGTGTACGACAAGCATAGCACGGTACGAAGCGAACTAGAAGAGGTTTAGGTTGGTAGTTGCTATCGCAATCGTCCTCGTCGCCACGTCAGCGCTCTACGCCTGGCTGCTGAACAAGCGCGCGGTACGAGAATGGTACACGCCGGATCGGACGTGGATCACGGTGGTGGTCGGCGCGGGCCTCATCCTCGCCGCGCTGGGCGCTCTGGCGCTTGCAGGCGAGCTGGCATGGCGCGCGTGGCTGCTTGACCTCGGCTACACCTGTGCGGCTGGTGCGCCGATCATCGTCTGGCAGTGCGCCCTGGCCTACAAGCGCCACCGCAGGGCGGCGCAGATATTAGAACGGGAGTAGAACGCAATGGCACAACTGCGATGGGGTGCGCGCCAATCGCTCGATGCCATGTACGCGGATCTGGCCGACATTATCGACTTGGCGACCGACGACCCCGCAACCGTACGCAAGCTCGCGCGCCGGATTACAAACCGATTACGCGACGAGGTTGAGCCGAAGCTCCAGCGCGAGAGCGCCGCGCCAACCGTCGAGGAGCGCGTGGCCCGGCTGGAGAAGATCATCAAGCGCATGACCGACAGCGATGAAGCGCTGGCGCAAATGCTGTAGTAGGAGACATCACACCATGACACATCACACCCCCTCCGATCAGAACCAATGCCCGTGCGGCGCACCGGGCACGGTGTACGCCGACGACGAAGTAACGCCCCTCTGCGGCAAGTGCTGGTGGGCGATTTACGGAAAGGACGCGGGTAATGCACGAGATTAAGCGCATCATCGCCGCCGAACGACGCGCGGCCCTGCGGCTCACACTGCTGCTGCTGACCGACTGGCGCGCAAGTCGGGCCGAACGGGCGCGCTGGCGCGGCCTGCGCGCGTGGCATCAGGCGCAAGTTGAGCGCTGGAGAGAAAAGCTATGACAATCTTCCTACCGTTCCCCCTCCCGCGCGATTGGCTGCACCTGATCGAGACGGCGCTGACGACCGCGCACCGCAGCGCTGATGCCGAGGCACTGCGCGCGGGCCGGCCGCGCGACCTTGACGCGGTGTGGTGCTTGTTGCCGCAGGATGTGTTGATTAGCTTCAGAGAGGTGCAAGATGCAAACACGAACGACCACGCCCGATCGGTTTAGCCTTGGCGTCAAACTCGCCTTCGTACTGATGCGCGCCGGGGTAATCACGCCCGCCGCCTTCAGCCGGCGCATCGCGAGAATCTGGGCGAACCGCCATGTATGACCCGTCCGCCCGCCTCGCGCATTGCGTGTTCAAGTACCTGCTCTGGCGCGCGGCGGCGATAGCCGAGCCGCACAGCGTCAGCGTGGCCGCGCTGCGGGACTACTGGTGGAAGCAGTCCGTGAAGGCGAACCGATAATATGGACTTCTACCCAGGCAAGAACAACAACGAGCTTAATACGCAGCCGTTCGCGCCTGAGCGTGTGACCGGGCGGGTCATGGTCAACCCGCACTATCGGGTTGACCTCGCCCCCGGCACGCGCTACGTGATCGACAGCGGCGCGTTTCAGGAGCGCGACATGCGCGATCGGCTCCAGCCGTGGCAGGCGCTCGATCGCCAACTGCGGCTTGAGGCGCAGATCGAGTACGGCGACTGCGGCGCGCCGGCCGAGGCGATCGTGACCTATGACATGCTCGTCGGCGTCGATGAGGCGCTGATCGATGGGCGGCGAGTTAAGACGCGCGGCACGGAGGAGACAGCCGCGCCGGCGGTGTTTGAGACGCTGCGCAGCGCGCGCCACTATAAGAGCCAGGAAGATCGTATCCGTGGCGCTATTGCCTACGCTGCGCAGGGTGCGACGGTAGGGCAGTACATGGGCTGCGTGGCCGAGTTGCTGCCGCTCATGCGGCCAAGGCGCGACTGGCTGGCGCTGGGCGGCTTCTGCATTATCGGGCGGATGCCGAGCCTAAAAAAGACGTTCTACACGGTGCTGGCCGAGGCGCTGCCGCTGTGCGCGGCGACGGGGGTTGACCACATCCACATCCTGGGCGTGACGGTCGCGGACGCGATCGAGCGAGCTATCGCCATCGGGCGCGACTACCCCGGCGTCACGCTTAGCACCGACAGCACCGGGCCGGAGATGTGCGCGGTGTTCGGGCGCGGGTATAGCAACGGCCGGCAGACGGCGCGCTACACCAGGGCGCAGAAGTACATCGACTACCACCCGGCGACGTTCGCCATTGAAAATATCCGCGATTACAGCAGTTGGATGGAGGCGCTATGAAACGTGTACTCGTAGGGATGTACCTAGCGGCGATCGTGCTCGCCAACCTGACCGTCGCCTGGTTCGGGCCGTCGGTGGTGGTGGTCAACGCGCTCGTGCTGATCGCGCTTGACCTGACGGCGCGCGATAGGCTGCACGATCTGTGGCACGGCCGCCACCTCGCGCGCAACATGGCGCTGCTGATTGCTAGTGGCTCGCTACTCAGCGCCGTGCTGGACTGGCGGGCGTTGCCCGTCGCCCTCGCATCCTTCTGCGCGTTCGCCCTATCGGGCGTGGCGGACACGCTGGTTTATGCGCGGCTGGAGGAGCGGGGTTGGTACTGGAAGGTGAACGGCTCGAACGTGGTGTCAGCTGCGGTGGATAGCGTGGTGTTTCTCTCGATCCTGGCCGCGCTGGGCGGGCTGCCGTGGGCGCTTGTGCCGCTGCTCGCATTCGGGCAGTGGGGTGCAAAGGTAGTCGGCGGCGCGGCGTGGAGCTGGCTGCTCAGACCGAGGGCGCGGGCATGATCACATCCAAGCAGACACGGTGTAATAGGTTTTGTTGGGCCTATATATCCAGGTATCCGCACGTCACCACGCGCGAGCTGGCCGGCGCGACGACCGACTACAGCGCGCTTGAGGTGGAGCGGGCGGTGCTGGCGCTGTCGCGCCTCGGATACATCACCAATGACACTGGCATGAAGCGCGGCTGGGTGGCGGCGGTGCCGTTCGTGGTCGAAGCGCCGGCATGGGCGCGGTAGCACCGGGCGGCCGCGTGGGCGGCCCTGCCGGTGCTTGTTTTTATGCGGTTTGGCGTTCGCGCTCACGCAGGTACATTTCCATGACCACAACAATCTGCGCGTTCACGTCTCGGTGCTCTTCATTGGCGGCGCGCACGAACCGATTGTAGAGGCTGCCCGGAATGGACACCGACCGCTTGACCGGCTCGTTGTCCTGCGCTTCTTTTGGCTTTCGTGCCATGTGTATCACCCACTTTCTAACTATGTACGACAAGTATACAGAATATATTACAGATTGTCAATAGGTATTATCTAGGTATTGACAAAGTACTTTCAATGTGCTATACTGTCCTCAGTTAAGTAATCTACTGAGGAGCAACCCACCATGACAAAGCGCGACACGATGATGGAACTGGCCGGCAAGGTCAACGCACTACGGGCCGAGATGAAGACCGCGCGCGGCAACGCACGCAAGGCGCTCATTGCCCAAGAGCAGGATCTGCTACCCGAACTGCACGCCGCACAGCGCGCCTACCTGGCCGAGCAGCGCGCGGCGAAGGCGGTAGCGTAATGCAGCACTTACGACGCACCGGCGATCAGCAGTTCGAGACCCAGCGCTGGCAGGCGCAGCAAGCCCAGCGCGAACAGGCCGCACTCAACGGCGAGCTTGGGCAGGCGGCGCAGATTATCGCCTTGAGCGAGGTGTACGCAGCGCTCCGGCGCGACGGCAAACTGGAGCAGGCGGCCGAGATTAAGCGGCGGGTCAACCTGATAGTGACGGAGGGCAAATAATCATGGCATACAACCTCGACGGCTACGTGACCGTGGCCGAACGGCTTACCCAGGCGCACGAGCAGTTGACCACGGTGGTCAGCGAGCCGCCCGTAATGCTGACCGACGTGATGGGCTATATCCGCGCCACCGTCGCGCTGAAGGACGGACGCAGCGCCACCGCGACGGCCAGCTTCCGGATTGACCTCCCCCCAGGAAACCGCAGCGCCCAGGCCACCAACCCGTTGGAGGATTGCGAGACGAGCGCGATCGGGCGGGCGCTCGGCTTCCTCGGCTACGGCAGCGCCAAGAGCGTCGCCAGCCGTGAGGAAGTGCAGGATGCCGAACGACGCGGCGGCGCGCAGTTCACCCCGCGCCAGCCGCAAGCCCCCCGCCCACAGGCAGCGCCGACCAACGGCGGTGCGCCCGTGTGCGACGTATGCGGCGCGACCGGGCGGCTCGGCAAGGACAAGCAGTCATACTACTGTCCAGAGAAGGACAAGCACGGCGGCAAGTGGTACACGATCCCCGCCGCCAAGCGCACCATACCCGACGACTGGAACGCAGAGTACGACGCGATCGAAGGTGCGGCATGAACCACACGCGCCTCGCATTCGAGCACGCCGACCGGGCCGTCCACCACTGGCAACTCATCCTGGCCGGCCACCTATCGCCAGCGCAGCGCAACTACGCGCGGCTGGAACTGATACGGGCGGTCGGCCAGCGGGTGCGGGCGCGGGCCGCACTGGAAGAAGAACAGACCGAGCAGGTAGCAGCATAGTCAGGATAGACCAATGGACGATCAAGCCCGCATCCCGGCACCGAACTACACACAGATACCGAATGTCATCTTGGACTTAATGTCCGACATGGAAGAGACCGAATTCCGTGTAGTTATCGCTATCGCACGTCAGACGTTCGGCTGGCATAAGAAGCGCGACAAGATCAGCTTAACACAGCTCGAAAAGTTAACGGGTCTAAGTAGACAAGGTGTCGTGAATGGCATCGCCGCAGGCGAGCGGCGCGGGCTGATTGAAAAGACAAAAGACGAATCCGACAATCGCGGCGGCATCTGGTATCGACTTCTTGTAGACCAGTCTAATGAGTTGACTAGTCAACTGAATGGACTAGTTAAAGATGTGAACCAGTCTACTGAGTTGACTAGAACTAGTCAACTGAATGGACTAGAACTAGTCAACTCAGTTGACACACAAAAGAAAGGTAAAGAAAAGAAAGAAAGTGGGGGGGATACGCCCACCCGCCCGCTCTCGGAATTGGCTATTGCAATAGCAGACGTATGCCGGATTAATCCGCAGATTGCAACCGACAAACAGAAGCGCACACTCAACGCGACCTATCAGGCGCTCAAGAGTATCGGTGCGACACCGGCCGAGGTGCGTGCGCGCGAATCCTGGTGGTATGCGAACGATTGGCGGGCAAAGAAGGAAGGACGCGCACCACGACCAGATGAACTTCAGGCGATATGGGAGGAAGCGGCAGCGCCGGTCAAGAAACAACCGGCCGAGCGCGTCGCCCCAACCTCCCGTCTATCCGGCGCAAAGTCGCCCGCGCCCGCAGACGCCCAGCCGCCGCAACAGACCGCCGCCGGCATGAGAGCGCTCCTTGAGCGCACGCGAGAGAACAATGCACACTGAACTCCCTCACAATCTCGACGACGAGCACGCGGTGCTCAGTTCGATCATCCAGAACCGCGAGGCGATTGTCCCGATCGCGCCCTGGCTGAAGCCTGACCACTTTTACCGCGACGCGAACGGCTATATCTACGCCGCGATGCTCGCCTGCTACAAAGCCCGCACGACCGCGAACTATTTGAACATCGCCGCCGAGCTGCGCAAACTGGATCGCCTGGACGCGGTGGGCGGAATGGACGCGCTGATCGGCCTGACCGATAGCTATGTCAACTCCTACGACGTCGAGAGTTACGCCCGGCGCGTGCTGAACTACGCGGCGCTCCGGCAGGGCATCAGCGCCAGCGGTAAGGCGGCGGCGCTGTTTGGCGACCACACCGCGAACGCCGAGACGACGCTGGCCGAGGCGCTACGCCTGTTCAGCAGCATTGCCGCGACCAACACCGATGACGTGTTCCAGCCGATCGCGGGCGCGGTGGACGCCTATTACGATCGTCTTGATCGCGTGCTGAAGGGCGAACTGTCCGCGCTTGGCGTCCAGACCGGCTACCGTGACCTGGATGAGATGACCGGCGGCCTGCACGGCGACGAGTTGACGATCGTGGCCGCACGGCCGGCGGTCGGCAAGACGGCGTTTATGCTGTCCGTCGCCTATAACATCGCCCAGCGCGCCGACACGGACGTGACGATCTGCTCGCTGGAGATGAGCCGCGATCAGTTGCTTATCCGCCTGCTGGCGATGGAAACTAAGATTGACACCCACCGGCTGCGGATGTTCCACCTGAGCGAGGCCGAGCAGGCGCGGGTGATGACCGCACTGCCGGGGATTGCCGACCTGCCGATCTTCATAGCAGACATCTCGGCTATGACCGCCGACCAGATTCGGCTCTCCACCATTCGCCACCTCACCAAGCGCCAGCGGCCGTGTGTGCCTGTGGTTGACTATCTGCAACTGATGGGCAGCACGCGGGCGCGCGAGAACCGCGTACAGGACGTGAGCGACATCAGCCGGGCGATGAAGAACCTGAGCCGCGAACTCCACGTTCCAGTGGTTGCGCTCTCGCAACTATCGCGGGCGGTGGAGGGTCGCCAGTCGCACGTCCCGATGCTGTCCGACCTGCGTGAGAGCGGCAGTTTGGAGCAGGACGCGGATAACGTGTGGTTCATCTACCGCGATGAACTGTACGACGATGAGAGCGACAAGAAGGGCATGGCCGAATTGCACATATCAAAACATCGGCAAGGCCCGATCGGCGTCGTGCCGTTCCGGTTTGACGCTGCCACCACGCGCTTTAGTTCGTGGACAGGGCGGCTGGAGTACGACGAGCGATGAACGCACAGGATCACGCCCGCGCGTTCATCGCGCAGCCCTTGAAGCGGGGCCATCACTGGAGCGAGTTTTCTTACGCCTACGCATACACGCCAAAGGAGCACGCCATGTACCTCGGATGGTTCGATGACAACGCAAAGAAGGCGGCGACAGACAAGGCCAAGGAAGCAATAGCCGCATATCGTGAGCGGTTCGGCAGCCTGCCGAATATCATCCTGGTCAATGACGCGGACAAGGATATTCAACTTGGCGGCATCACGATTCGGGTAGAGGGCTATATCAGCCGCAATAATTATTGGGTGGGCTATGAGGTCGGATACTAGCGCCACGCCGCACGACAACGCCGACGAGCCGCGCCGCGCCCGGCCGTCCGTGCCGCTCGTGGTGTTCGATGCGGGCGGCAGGCCGATGTGGAAGCAATTCGGGCGCGATGCGTGGGTGTACGAGCCGGAGTTGGAGCGGGTGTGGCGAGCGGCGCAGCGACCGCGCCGCATCACGCAGCTTGCGCTGTGGGACGTGGCGGCGTAGAGGGGGAGACGATGGGCCTACCAAGGAAGATGCCGATAATAGCGGCAGGACGTGATCGGGGGAGCACTCCGAGTGGCATACAAGCACTACGCTATAGAGAGAACTACAACATGGCCGAAAAACTCAAAGCCCCAATGCCATACGTGGGCGGGAAAGCAGATATCGCGGCGGCGATTTGGGCGCGTTTGGGCGACTGCCCGAACTATGTAGAGCCGATGTGTGGATCAGCGGCGGTACTCCTTGGTCGCCCGCACGACCTCAAGGGCAAGACTGAAACAATTAATGACGTGGATTCGATGATCATTAATATGTATCGAGCGATCACCTTCGATCCTGATACCGTCGCGGAGTGGTGCGATTTTCCTGTGTCGGAAGGCGATCTCACAGCTCGTCACTTGCACCTAAAAGCTGCCCGCCCTGAATTGACCTCGCGCATCTTTGCCGATCCGTTCTACTTCGATCCTATTCTCGCTGCATTCTATTTGTATGGCGCGGCATCCTGGATAGGCGATGGCTGGTGCGTCGCGGACGGGCCGTGGATCAACGTCGATGGCCGCCTGGTCGATCGGCGCACGGTGGGGCGGGAGGAGGACGGGGTGCCGCGCCAGATGCCGCACGTTGCCGGCGGTGGCGACAGGGCAGGATCGTACACGTCCATGCGCGGCATAGAGTCTGTTCGCCGCGCCGCCGTGCCGCGCAAGATGCCGGAGATCGGGCGCAGCCCCAACGGGCAGATGCGGTTCAACCGCAAGGGCGTGCAGGCGTACCGCCACCACGACGGCGTGCCGCGCAAGATGCCGATGGTGAATGGTGCGAGATACACCAGCACGCAAGGCGTACAGTCCTACGCCGAACCCACCGCCCTCGCGGCGTACTTCGCCCGCCTGGCCGACCGCCTGCGGCGCGTGCGGTTCCTCTGCGGCGACTGGCGGCGCGCGGTCAAGGACAGCGTGACGGTCAACCATGGGCTGACGGCGGTGTTCCTTGACCCGCCGTATCCGCAGGCCGAGCATGACATGGGCTACCACGCCGAGGAGGCGGGCGACGTGTGGTATCAGGCGGCGGCGTGGGCGGTGGAGCGGGGCGACGACAAGCGGCTGCGCATCTGCATCGCGGGCTACTACTCTGAGGCGACTGACACGCTGTTCCCGGCGACGTGGGAGCGCCTACGCTGGGAGGCGCGCGGGGGCTACGCCAACCAGAAGGCCGACGGGCGCGGGCGGGCGAACGCCAAGCGCGAGATACTATGGTTCAGCCCAGGATGCATCGACGCCAAGACCGATTACGGGCCGTTGTTTGCGGAGCTTGAGGAAATATAAGGGCGAGTGGACTAACGTGGCTGAGAATGGCGCACAGCGCGTTCTAGGGGGTATACAGCAATGACAACGCAGCTTCTACATGGCGATTGCCTGGATATTTTGAAAACGCTCCCCGCCAAGAGCGTGCAGGTGTGCGTGACCAGCCCGCCGTACTGGGGCCTCAGATCTTACGGTTCAGACCCGCGCGAGATTGGGAAAGAAGATTCGCCGGCCGCGTATGTCGCCGCGCTGGTGGCGGTGTTTGCCGAGGTGTGGAGAGTCTTGAGGGACGATGGGACGCTGTGGGTGAATATGGGAGACGGTTATAACGGGCATGGGCCAAGCTCAAAGAATCAAGATCGCGTTGATGGCGGAAAACAGCGACTCCATGATCAAGCGCCATATTCCGGGGCTATTCGACTGAAAGGGTTAGGAAACAAACAGCTCCTCGGCATGCCGTGGCGCGTCGCGTTCGCCTTGCAGGACGCGGGATGGATACTGCGGAGCGATTGCATCTGGGCGAAGCCGAACTGTATGCCGGAGAGCGTGACCGACCGACCGACGCGCAGCCACGAATATCTGTTTTTGTTCGCCAAGCAGGCCAGGTACTACTACGACGCGGCGGCGATTGCGGAGGCAGTCAGCGAAAACACGCATGGCGGAAACGAACCAAACCAGCACAAGCGATGGTCGATTGGGATGGCATCGGATAAGACAACGCTTGGCGTCGCTCAAGGCGGCACACGCAACCGTCGATCCGTCTGGACAATCGCCACGCAGCCTCTTAGCGGTGTCTCAATCTATGGCACCTATCGCATAGCGTCACCAGATTGTCAAGCGCATGATTATCACGCTGACCTGGCGCGCGTTCTTGAATATGATGCACGACGAGACGCTTCTGATGCTCTCCGCAGTCCTGACAGCGGTGCTGATCGCGCGCAAGCGCAAGAAGGCGCTGTCGTCTCCATTCCTTTAAGTCAGTCCGCGTTTCCTTTTGATGGGTCTTTTGCCATTCCCCATAACATGCGGATGAACAAAACGGCAGACGAGTTAGCGCAAGATGTGATTTTCTTCGGTATACCGGCTGATTGCACTGCGTACATGCGACTGATTGACCGTTCTGCCGCCAAGTTAGGCCGCACGCGCGAGAGCAATACTTCGGTGGGTGTCGGAGGAGATGTGCTGGACTTAGATCGTTCGGCTGGAACAAGTTACCGCATCTTCGGCATTGCCACATTTGAGCCTCCTATAGCGGAATGTTGCTGTTATTATACCGGAAAAGTCACAAAGGTGCAAGACCATTTTGCGGCAATGCCGGAGGCGCTGATCGAGCCGTGCATCCTCGCCGGCAGCGCGGCGCAGGCGTGCGAGACGTGCGGGGCGGCGTGGGGGCGGGTGACTGAACAGACCGTCATTGAAAAAGATAAACAAACGGGGAAAGGTTGGATCGAGGGTATCGCAGATCAGGATAATTGGGAGAGCGGCACGCCGACGCATTCGGGACTCGCAAACCAGGATTATAAGCGCAAAACAACCCTCGGCTTCGCCCCGCGCTGTCAATGCGCGGTCAACACCGGCGCGGCCAGGGGCGTGGTTTTGGATCCTTTTGGAGGATCGGGAACAGTATCAAAAGTAGCAGAGCGCTATCAGCGCGACGCGATCCTGATCGACCTGAACGCCGACTATATCGCACTGCAAGAACAGCGCACGAACGGCGTGCAGGTGGAGTTATTCGTATGAGCCGGTATGCACGCAAGAAGGACACGAACCACAACGACATCATCGGCGTGCTGCGCGATGTTGGCGCGGTCGTGAAAGAAACCTACCAATACCCCGGCCTGCTCGATTGCATCGTGGCGTATCGCGGGCGCATGTTCTGGGCCGACGTGAAGCGCGGCAAGGCGGGACTGACGCCGACCGAGCAAGAACTGATGGACGACTTTGCGCGGGCGGGCGTGCAGCTCTATATCTGGCGCACGCCGGATGAGGCATTGAAAGCGATTGGAGCGATAGCATGACCGACAGGTATCCGCCCTTCGAGAGCCTGGGGATTGCGCCGGACTTCCTGCGCCTGGGCGCAAGCGCCATGCTCGGCCTGCGCACCTATGGCTTCCTCGACGACAGCCGCGCCCAGCCGCCGAACGTGCCGATGACGCTGCTGGAGATCAAGCCGCGCAAGCCCTACGAATCGCGCTTCATCGGCGTGACCCGTCGCTATACGGGCTACTGCGGCGGGTGGACGACAGAGCCAGGCAAGTACGTGCGCGGGCCAGTGCGGCCGACTGAGGAAGAAGCGGCGCGCGACCGGGCGCACGCGCTTGGACTGGACTATATCGAGGTGAGGACAACGGAGGTGCAACGATGACCACTGACCAAGAGGCTGAGAACGTCGCCGCATCGGTGCTGCACCTGCTCACCCAGCGCGGCAAGGACGCCGAGAACTGGCAGCGGCAGGCGGAAGATTGGAAGCGCATCGCGGAACAGCGACGGACGGAACTCGCGGACTTGCTGACGGACGCCCGCGCCGTTATCGCGGAGCGCGACGAGTTGAGCGCGCGGCTGGGGCATCTGGAGGCGATCAAGCGGGAACTCATCATGCAGATGGCGGAACAGGAGCGCCAAATTGCTGAATTGGCACAAGCGATCGCCGCTGACGAAATGTGACGTGTCACATCGTTTCGGAGCTTAACCGATGTGTGATGGGTAGCGAGAATCCGCATTCTCATATGTAATCCCATCCCAAAACTCGTGCCAAAATCGCACAGATAAGCTATTGCATTACTGTATTATCGTGGTATACTGTTCTTAGTTAAGCGGTAGCATGAAAGCAGGTAACGCAATGTACAACTATGATCAGTCGCGCATTTTTCAACTAGAGCAGGACATCGAAACGCTCCGCGCACAGCGAGACGAAGCCGTTGACGCTTGCCGGGATGCCCGCAACGAGCTAAACGAACTGAGCAGGAATGGCGTGCGCCGCTCGGCAACGGTGATGAACCGGCTTATGTGGGTGATTGATAATGCCAACAATGTTTGGCAGAAGCGAAGCGCATGATGAAGACCTTCAAGAAGCCCGCCCTTTCCTATGAGATAGTAAAGCGCTATATCGAATGGCAAGCCGCGTACAGCCCGAAAATTGAGAAGCTACGGCGGGCAAAGCTAGAAAAATCAATTTCGAGCGAGGGACTTGACCTGAATGCAACGCTGGCAATTCTGGAAGGAACACCGTCATGATGATTAGCAACCTCGGAGACCTTTGTACTTATTTCCACGCCGACGGTGTAAATGGTCTGAACCACCGAATCTACAAAGATACTGAGTGCGGCGCAAGCATTAGCGTGAAGACGCCGGATGGGAAGTGGCATCATAACGGGCAGGAATGGCGCAGCATTACAGATGTCATCGCCTTTTCTGTCCAGACAATCATCGAGGGGTCGGATGCAACGGTTGACTGTGACCCACTCGTGCTGCCAGTGGATGGCGAGAAGGTGGATGCTGCGATCAGGTGGATGGAGGACGAAGCGCGCTATCTGTGGGAAGAGGCGAACGGCGTAGAGACTGACGATGACGAAATGGCTGAGGCATAGATGACCACCACCGAAGCCGCCGCCGAGCTCAACGTCACCCGCGCCTGGATGTGGCAGCTCATCAAGCGCGGCACGATCAGCGCCGAGCGGCGCGGGCGCGACTGGTGGATCGAACCGGAAGAAGTAGAACGCTATCAGCGCGAGCGCAAGCCCGCGCACCGGCCCGCCGCCGATCCGCACCGCTGACACGATGAAAGGACGAGGACGGAACGATGGTGATATTCATCGAAATAAGCCGCCCAGTTCAATGGAAGCCTTGGTCATATTCAAGTCGGTTGATGGTTCGTTTTGGTTGGCTATGGCTCGCGGCCGGTATTTTGCGTGTGTCGTTTCGTGAATTTTGCGAAACGTCAAAAAAGTGGGAGCTGCACTAACTATTACGCTGACAGGAGCCGCCATGCACTTCTTGACCTTCGGCGCAGACTACGCCATCGTCGAGGACGACGCGCAGGCCGCCAAGCACGTCGCCGCCGGCTGGACGCTGACCACGCTGGACGCGGTGCGGGCGCGGTGGCTGGATCGGGACCTGGACGCGTATGACCGGCTGTGGGAAGAGTTGCTGACGCGGGAGCGCGCCGAGCGGGCGGAGCGAGCGCGCAAGGGCGAGGGCGAGGGGCCGAGCGAAACCGCGCCGCTGAAGCGCACGCGGCCGGTCGTGGTCAGGCAGGCGGGCGCGTGGACGATGTACGACGCGAGAAAGGAAGGACGATGAGCACATACCCCAGAAACAACCCCAAGTGGGTGCAGGCCACGAGCGTCGAGTCCGCAGGCAGCGGCTATGTCAACGTCGTCGCCTATGGTGAGCGGTTCGATGCCTGCGCTGTCGAGTGGAACGATCTGTTTCTGAACAAGGCGAAATCAGACGTGCTTGTCCAGAACAGCCAGGGCGATTGGTTGCGGGTGTGGTTTTTCGATACTGACGTGCAGGAGCCTGCCCAATGAGCGAAACCATCACCATGCCGCGCGACGAGTTCGCCGCCTACCAGCGCGCCGTCGAGCGCGCCAAGAACGAGATTGCGCGGCTGACGGCTGAAGTTACACGCCTGCGGGAAGAGGTGGCGACGCTGGAAAGCGAGATCGTTGCATTGCAAGAGCGGGAGGGCGCGTGATGGACATCGCCCCCATCGTCGCGCAGGTTTCGCTCGGCATCCTCCTGGTGGCGCTGGTGATCGCGCTGCTGCTGGCGAGGCGGCCATGAAACATTGGCGACTGCTGCTCTCCCGCGCGCCGCTGCCGATGCTGGCATTGGCCGCGAGCTATGGCGTGTACTCGTACGCTTTGCTCTTTGTCCCGCTGTGGGTGGCGATCGTGCAGGCGGCGGCGTTCGAGCTCACGTACATCGGATTGGCGGTCACGCTGAACCTCGACGCCAACACGCGCAGGCGAGCGACCACGATCAGCGTGGGCGCGGTGGTCGCAAGCATTATCTACAATACGCTGTCGGCGTGGTTCTACCGTCAGCCGCAGTTGCTCGAACAGGCGAGCGCGATCGCGTGGCTGGCGCTGGCGCTGTTACACGGGGCGCCGCTTGCCTGGGTGGCGTACTTGGTGTCTGACCTGCTGCTGCACAGCGCCACGCCAACCGCGCCCGCAGTTAGCAATCAAACTACGAAGGCAATTCTAGCGCCGGTCTACCAATGCCCACGGTGCGAGACGGATCTGACCCTCGGCGCGTACGGCGCGGCGATGCGCAATGGCTACTGCACGACGTGCAAGTGCGTTGAACAGACCACGAACGGCAAGGAGCATTGACCATGAAAGCATATGCTGTCGATCCCCATCGCATCGCCGTCTACGTCAAAACGGGCGACACGATCGAAACGCTCACATTTCGCACGCGGCGGCAGGCTGACAAAAAGCTACTGGAACTTATTGGTGAGGGATACAAGTTCGATCGGAAGATGTACGCGCTTGAGATAGAAGGGAAGGAGACACCCGCATGATCAATGTGCAAACCGCCCGCAGCAACGATATGCTGGCGCGATACGCCGTGTACGGCCTGCTCTGCCTCGCCGCATGGGCTGGCGTGAAAGGGCTTGAGCGCCCCGCCGACAGCGCCCAGGCGCAAGGGCCGATCCTGTTCGCAACGCCCGCACCCACACCCGCGCTGCCTACCGCCGCGCCGGATGCGCCCGCGTTCGTCCTGGCTGCGCCGACGATGATACCGGAGCAAGTCACCCCGCCCGCGCCGGTGTGGCCGCCTGAGCTGCTCGCGCCTGCGCCCGCGCCCGCCGCACAGGACAACGGCGACTACATTGCGAACGTCGGCGCGCAGGCGGCCCATTCGCCCCGTGGTGACGTGGAGCCGCAAGCGCCCAGCTATGAGGCGGGGCCGGTCAGTTATCCTGACCAGGGGGTCATCATTGACCCGAACGGCGCGAACGCGCCCGCCGAGGGGATTGCGGTGGCGGTGCCGCCGATCAGCGCGGCCCAGGTCGCGGTATTAAGTACGCGCCAGTCGAACACCTGCCCAGCGGGGCAGATGTTCTATCCGAGGACGGGGTGTCACCTGGAGGGCAGCGGCGGCCCGCAGCCGGGCGCGGTGGGCGAGGTGCGACCGTGACAGATCGTGAACTGGATTCGCTCATAGCCGAACGGGTCATGGGGTGGAAAGTGTTTGCTGGTGATCCTGGCTATGGACGCCCGCCTGGTAATCATCCACTATCACTTGTGCTTGACGTGTTGCCGAATTACAGTACGAGCATCGTGGAGGCGTGGCAGGTAGTGGAGAAGATGCGCGGCGACTATGAGCTTGATCTGTCCGATCACGTGACCTATTGGACAGCGCGATTTACGAAGGCGCGCAGCACGTCGCCGCATGTCATCGAGGCCGAAACCGCACCGCTGGCGATCTGCCGCGCCGCGCTCAAGGCGCTGGAGATTACACCGTGATCATCGAGGTCGCTATGCTGCTCGTGCTGATCTATTACCGCTCGTGGGAGGTCGGCGTCATCCTCCTGGTGCTCGTCGCCCTGCGGCGCGCGCCGTGGTTCGCCAACGCCATCGCGAGTGACTTGAGCCTCGACGAGCGGCTTGACCCTGATCGGTATACCGGCATGGACGCATGGGTGATCGGCGTGGCTGCCTGGGTGGCGCGGGTGCTGCTGCCGGCGTGGGATGGGGCGCGCGTTATGTCACGATCAGAAGACCCAGTAGGTGAAAATGAAGGCGCTGTTTTGCCGCCTACGACAAATCCGACAACCGCGACAATTCCTATTGCAATGCCAAACAATGAATACAACGGCAAGTTGTCCGACAGCGACCGCGTACAATTCGAGGCGCGGGCGAAGACGATCGCAGAGCTGTACGAAGCGGGCATTGTGACCAATCTATCGAAGGCGATCTGTCGGGTGTACGGGTGTTCGGTGCAAGCGGCGTCGAAGCCGGACAGCACCTATCAGCAGGCGCTTTCAGCGGTGAACCGACACTTGACCAGGAACAAGCCGCAGTTCCGCCAGCCCGACGCAAGCACCGCGCCCGCGTCGTATCCGGTGACGAAGGAGTAACACAATGAGGAAGCTTATCGGCGGCATTATCGGTGCGATCGTCGGCGCGGTGCTTGCCGTTCTGGTCATTGTCGGTTTGGGAATTGGCCCAGGGTGGATGCCTGTACTCATCGGGCTGCTGTTCGGCATATTCTTTACGCAGGTCGGCATAGTCATTGCATTGTACTAGCTTCGCCCCGCACGGCCCCGGCTCCCCTCGCCCCCGCCCACGCGGGGGCTTTGCTTATCGTCCTTCGACGATACCCCGCCGCTTGCATCCTACGCCCACCCGTCGTATCCTATGCATGTCCGGACACGCGGGGTAGCCAATTAGCGGAAGGGGTTATATGCCACTTTCATCGCTGGGACTTCCACCGTAACGCGACGTGACGATTGGTACAGACGCCTCCAGCGCGCTACAGCCTGGGGGCGTTGCTATGCCAGCACGCCCGCCCGCTTCAGCAGCTCGGTCAGTTCCTGGATCGCGTCGAGCTGCTTCTGCACTCTGAGCGCCGTCTCGGCGGGCGTGTCGAAGTCCTGGGCCACGTACACGCCGATGTAGAGCTGGGCGAGCGCCCCGTTTACGGGGATAGCGATAGGCGCGCCCTTCGGGAGCGGGACAAAGCCGGGCAGCACGCCCTCGAAATGCGCCGACCCCTCCCAGGCGATCCATGTGCCGTCCTTGCTGACCGACCCACGCCCCGAGCAGAAGGGACTAATTGGCACGTTCGCGCCGTTCTTGAACACGTAAAAGCCAAAGATGCCGTTGCGCTTGGCGCACATGCCAATCCACACCGCGCCTGCGCCATCGACCACGCGCGTGATGGTCGCGCCGCCGTAGCCCTCGAAGCCTGCAAAGGTCGCCATAGTGATCTCCTGTTATGCGAAGCGATACGCGACGGTGAAAACCATTGTCCCCGCCGCCTCCACCGCCACCGCCGTGTTGCCCGCGTTGGTCAGCGGCGAAAAGAGCGAGAAGACGGCAGTATTGGGCGAGATGAGCAGCAGCGGCGTCCCGTTCGCGAACGTCACGCTGCTAATCCAGCACGAGCCGCCATGATTCTGGTTCGCCACGTTCGCACTGGTGAACGGAAGCGAGATGATCGCCGTGCCCGTGCCGGTCGCCGCCGTCCAGGTGAGCGACCCGGTGACGAAGACCAGATCCCCGATCTTTGTCCACGCGCCCTGCTGCACGCTGTAGGTGGTCGCGCCCGCCGTCGTACCGCCGAGGTAGGTTGGCACATAGGTGCCGGTCGAAAAGAACGTGGTCTGCCCGCTCGCGCCGGGCCGCTCGACCACCTGCGTCTGCTCCAGCCGCCGCCCGATGTTGCGCGGGTCGCTCATTATGACACCGCCTGAATATTCCGCAGCGCCACCTGCGTCTTGCGCCCGCTCGTGTCCATCGACTCGGTGATGCGGTCGAGCCGCACGTCATACTGCTGGTGCGTCTGCGGGTCTTCCGCCGTCAGCAGGTCGCCCAGATCGAACTGGATGCCCCTGGTCAGCGCGGGCGTCTCGATCAGGTCGCCCGTAAAGGTGATCGCCGGCCGCCCGTGGTACAGGCCCATATCGGCGTCATCTTGGAGGCTCGCGCTGTCGTTCACGTTCGACATATCTACAAAGTCCTCGACCCGCCCGAACGGACTGACGCCCATGCGCGTCGCGTCTGCGCTGGTTGCGATCAGGCGCTGCGTCCCCTCGCCCTGCCCGCCCGCGACCACGAACGTTTTTTCGTTATGCCAGTCAATCTCCAGCGTCGCATTCTCCAGCACCCCCGCCTGCTCACGCAAGGTGATCGGGCTGCCGCTCGATGCGCGGTGGTCGACCCCGCGCTGGGTGGTGTACGTGCGCAGTTCTAAGGTGCTCTCGGTCGGCGCAATGATCTCGAACGTCATGTACACGCCCGCCTGGGCCGACGCCTCGCACAGCTCTTGCGCCACCGCCAGCAGGTTACGTCTGGCCGCCGCCTTGGCGACGCTTGCGCCCGCGCCCAGATTGACCTGGGTGGACACATAACTGCTGATGTCGGCCTGCGTCTCGACGCCATCGCGATCCGCGCCGACGATCGACGCGCCCGCATTCTCTTTCCAGAACGTTTTTAATTGATCGTCCGCGAACGTCGCCGCCTTGCTGGCGTAGGTTGATCCTGCCGCGTAGGCGATAATCCGCCGCGATGCGATGCCGGTCATGTGATACGCACGCACGAAGGTGGAGGTTGACTTGTAGCGGATCGTCTCAATCGTGAACTGCGCGCCGTTATCATTGTAGGGCGCTCTGCCGTTGATCGCCCGCCACGGCCCGATCCGCCCGTCGCGCATCAGGAAGGTGTTGTTAAAACTGCGCGGCAGTTCCAGTTCCAGCACGCCCACCTGACCGGGCGAGCAGTTCAGGACATAGGTGTACTTGTTATAGTTCGCAATCTCGATCAGGTGATTGCCCTGCGCGTCTGCGAGCCGGAATGTGGTAAAGATGCTCATCTATGGCACGTCGTCAAGCGAGGCGTAGGCCGGCCGCCATGTCAATGTCGCGGTCACGCTGCTGGAGGCCGCCAGGAACGCGATCGAATTAGCCCCCGGCTGCAAAAAGAAATCCGCCTCGTTGCTGCCGCCCAGGATCGTGCCTGCGATATTGCCTTGGAAGTCGCTGGTAAAGCTCAAATTATCCGGCTGGAACACCATCGTCACCGTCTCGCCTGCGCTCATCGTCAGATTGAGGTAGATGCTGCGCCCGGTGGTCGCGTTCACCAGGCTATAGATGCGTGACGTGCCGGAGGACGGCCCCTTGATAATGAGCGTCGGGTAGCTCTTGGCGGTGCCGGTGTTGGTGATGGTGGTCACGCCTGGCCCGGTCGCGGTGCCGCCGTTGATCGTGCCCTGGTAGAATTGCCCGTTCGGAAGACTGAGCGCGCCGTACATATGCGAGGTGGCGGCTGGGATGATGTCAGAGTACACCCAGGCGCTGCCGTTCCAGACGGCCGAGCCGGTCGGCGTGGTGATGCCGCCCGCCGTCGTGAAGTCGCCGCCGACGTAGAGCAGCCCGCGACTATCGAACGACAGCGCGCGCAAATTCACGCCGTTGTTCAGCCCCGTCCCGAGCGGCGTCCACGCCACGCCGTTATACTTGGCGATCCGGTTGGCCGCCACGCCGCCGATCACCGTGAATGTGCCCGCCGCGTAGATGTTGCCCGCCGCGTCCACCGCCACGCTATCCGCGTCGCCGCCGGTCGCCACGCCGATCGCCGTGAAGTTGCCGCCGGTCGACTTGTAGATGCCCTGCGCCTCCACCGCCGCGTAGATGCTCGTTCCGACCGTGACCAGACTTGTCACGCCGCCGGCCGCGATGCCCGCGCCGACCGCCGCCCAGGTGGTGGTCGCCGGGTTGTAGCTGGTCACGTTCGTGGCCGCCACCCCGCCGACGCTGGTGAACACGCCGCCGACGTAGAGCAGGCCGGCCGACGATACCGCCAGCGTGCGGATCTCGGTGCCCACAAACGCGCTGCTAATGCTCGACCAGGCGCTGCCGTTCCACATGGCGATCCGATTGGTGTTCGCCACGCCGCCCATGCTGGTGAACGTGCCAGCGGCGACGATATTCCCGCTCGGCAGCATCGCCAGTTGGTAGACAAAGCCGCCCGCCGCGCCCGTTCCCATCGCGCTGAAGGTCGAGGTCAGCGGATTCCACGACGCCACGCTGGCCGCTGGTGCGGGCGTGAAGTCGCCGCCCACATAGATCAGCCCGTCCAGGCCGCGCACGATCGTGTAGACGCCGAATCCCGCAGTCACGCTGGCCATGCTCGACCACACGCCCGCAGGACTGCGCTGCAAGATGCCGTTGGCGTTGCTGGAGATGGATGTTTGCACGCTTAGGCTCTCGCCGTCCTCGCCGTCGCTGATGATGTTTGGTAGGTATTGGGTAAAGGTGATTGGCGCGGTCTGCGCGTGCATATTGTCGGTGTTGCCCTCCAGGCCGCCCTGATACTTCGCCAGCATCCGCACGTCGCTGGTCAGAATGTTGCCGCTCCGATCCTCCACATGCCTGAGCAGCGTCAGGCGCTGATCCTGCCCGACCAAATCGCGATCGAGCAGTTGCGCCAAGCCGCCGCGCTGCCGCCTGAGTTCGGCGTAGGTGCGGCCCTGGAAGCGCCCGGTGAGGGTGAACTGGCGCGAGGGCTTGCGGGTGTAGTCGTCGTACCCGCCATCGATGCGGGCGTAGTCGGTCGCGACGTTCTGCGCCGTGGCCAGCCCCAGGCCGATCATCGCCGTGATGAGAAACCCGTACTTCTTGAAAGGGTACACCATGCCTCCTGCGCGAGTGAGGCCCGATCGCGCGCTGCTACTGGCGTGCGCCGTGCCGTTCCAATAGTAGGCGACCGGGCTCTGGTTTGGCACCAGGCCAAGCTGGTCGCCGTCGATGTAGGTACTGGCCAACTCGCCCGCGACGATCGCCTCCACCTGCACGCCGTCCAGGTAAAAGATCGCCACGCTCGCGTGCCCAGACTTGCGTGCGACAACGCGCCGGGTGGTCGTGCTCGTCTCGTTATAGTAGCCGACAATCCATTGCCAGCGGCCCGTCGCAGTGAACGTGGTGGTCGCCAGCGCCACGCCGCCGGTTGTCTCAATACCGAGCGAGTATTTCAGCCCCGCCACGCCGCGCACCTTGGCGCTAAACGCATAGGTCGTGCCGCTGGTCAAGCTTACCGTGTCGTAGCGCGCGCCGTCCGTGGTGGTCGCGGTGGGCGTGATAGCCAGGCTATACGCGCCATGATACTGCTGGGTGGTCGAGCGCGCAATCGAGCCGCCGATCGCCGTCCATGACGTGGTGTTGGTTTCAAACGATGGATTGGTCACGAGATTGGTGCGCGCGATCGGCACCAGCACCGCCCACACGTCGTCGAGCGGGTAGCCGGTCGGGATGTCCGGCAAACTGCGATAGGTCTGAAGGAGCGGCATTAGATCATCCCCGCTTGCATCACGGCCCAGCTCTGCTGAAGCGCGCCGACCGAGTTGTTGCTATACACCGGCATGCTGTTGGTGGTCGTGTTATTGATGTACGTCGTGTTGCCGCCCGTCTGCCCGCCCGTCGATGGCGGCGAGGATAGGCGGCTGATCAGCCCGGCAAGTTGCGCCATGATCGGATTGTCCAGGATGCCCGGCATGTCGCCGTTGTTCAGCAGCCCGCGCAACTGGTCGACCAGGCTGCCCGTCCCGCCGCCGCCTGCGGCATTGGCCTGGAACTGCTTAATGTCGGCGTTGTTCGCCGCGTTGATCAATTGGTACTGCGCCAGCAGCCGATCCTTGTCCTTCCGATCGGTCGTGTTTTGGATCTGGTCGTTGAGCCTGGCAAGCTCGATCATCTGCTGTGACCGCATCTTGAACCACTCTTGCGCCTGTTTCGGGTCGGTCATTTGCATCGCTTCTTGCTCAACCGTGTTCAGCATCTCTTGGACGCCGGCCTGCTGCGCCTCGCTCAGATCCTTGATCGCCTTCAGGTTGTTGACCTTCTGCCGGTCGATCGAGGCGGTCGCGCCAAAGGCGTCGGCCATCGCGCCCTGCACGTCATCAGCCAGCCGCGCTGCCTGATTCACCAGGTCGTCGCCCAGGTCGGAGACAAGCGCCTGGAGGCTCGGCCACATCGCCTGAAATCCGGCCATAATGCCCTGCACCGCGAAATCACCGACCGGCATGAACTCGGTCGCAGGTGATCCCGCGCCGATCGCGTCGAGCGCCGCCTGCGCGATGCCGCTCGCCTTGTCCTTGACCCACCCGAGCAGGCTATCCCAGGCGTCAGCGAGGCCGCTGATGATGCCGTCAACCGCAGACTGGCCTACCTGCCCCCAGTCGATCCGGTTCACGATGTCCACCAGGCTATTCCAGTTATTCTCCCAGGTGCGTGCGATGTCGTCGAGCGTCGTGTTGAACAGCCCGGCGATCATATTCAGGAAGCCAGTGACGAAGCCCTGGATCGCCGTAATCTGCGCCTGCCCGATCGCCTTCATATCGTCCCACGCCGCCTGCCAGTTGCCGTGGATCAGATCCAGCGCGAGCTTGAACACGTTTTTCAGCGTGTCCAGTGCGCCGGTGATGATCGCGCCGATCGCCTGCCCGAAGCCGGTCAGCACCAGCTCGACCTCGGCGGCGTGGGCGCGAAAGAAGCCCGCGATGGCGTTGAGGATGGGCGGCACGATCGCGTCGTAGGTCTGGATCGCTAAGGTGATAATCTGGATCACGCTATCGTAGGTCGACTTGATGAACGCCATGATCTGCGCGCCGTGGTCGGCCCACAGTTTCTGGATAATCGGCAATACCGCTTGAACGATCGCCAGGTAGCCGTTGCCCACGTCGGTGATGGTCTTGAGCGCGATGTTCCAGACGCCATTAAGATCCGTGATAACTTTGCTCAGGTCGGACGACTCGCTGCCCGCGCCCTGAAACCACTTGACCAAGTTCTGCGCCGCGAAGACGATCTGCTCGATCAGGTCGCCCGGTAGGCCCAGGTCTTTTGCCAGCAGCCCGATCGACTCGCCAAACTCTGATGACCCCGCGCCCGCCTCCTCGAATGAACCAACGATCTCTTGCACGTCGGCAATAACGACACTGATCCCCATTGCTAACTTTTGCAAGGATGGCGAGAGCTTATTGAATGCCTCGTCATTCCCGAACAGCGCCGAGGTAAAATCTGTTACGGTGTTGACAGCCGGCGCGATCACGTTGTTCATCAGGTCGGTCAGCACGGGCAGCAGCGCACTACCGATCGTAATCTGCAACGCCTCGACGCTGCCCTTGGCATTCTCTAGCGCCGTGTTATACCCGCTCTGCATGAGCGCCGCCGTCGCGCTCACGCCGTTGGCCGCGTCCATCTTGGTCTTCATCGCGTCCAGGCCCGCTGCGCCGTCCTGCATCAGGAGGTTGCCGACCTTCATGGCGTCGTTGCCGAACAGCGTGTGAAGTGCGCTGATCTTCTGCTCGTCAGACAGTCCGCTCATTTTTTGCCTGAGCACTTCAGCCGCGTTGCCCATGCCCAAAAAGTTGCCGGTAGCGTCAAAGAAGAGGTTTTGTCCCTCTTTTGTGATGATGCCCAGATCCGACATGGCCCCCGCCGCCGAGTCGGTCTGCGGTTCAAGGCGGCTCATGAACACGTTCAGCGCCGTCCCAGCCTGCGCGCTGCTTTCAAACGCGGGCGCAAGCTCGGCCAGGGTCGCTACCACGTCCGTAAAGGGCGCGTGCAGCGCCTGCGCCGCACCCTGCACGTTGAAGATACCAAGCCGCAGTTCAGCCGCCGTGGTGCTGCTGGCGGCAGCAGCCTTGGTCAGGGCGTCGGTGGAGGTGGTAAGAAACGACACCTTATCAGCCGTGCTGGCGCTGGCGTCTGTCCAGCCCGCGAGGAACTTCGCGCTTGTCGCGGCGGCGTCGGCTAAGGACAGCCCCGACGCGGCGGCGAACTGGATGGTTGAGCGCAGCGCGCCGGCCTGCACGATCGCCGGGTCGATGCCGCCCGATACCATCTCGATCGCAGCCTGCTCGACTTCGGATGTGGATACCGGCAGTTCCTTGCCAAGCGAGATGAACAGGTCTTTGAACTTCTCCAGCCCCTTCGTGTCCACCGCATCGCCGGCGACGGCCTGGAACTTGTGCATCCCCTGCTCGAAGTCGCCCGCAACGCTGATCGAGTCCTTGACGAAGGACACCGCCGCCTTGCCGGCCTCCAGAAACGCCTGGGTCGCGATCTTGCCGACCTCGCGCAGCGCGCCGATCATAATCTGACCGGACTTAGACACGCCCCCGCTGCCCGTCTCGGTCGCGCTCACAAATTTATTGGTCGCGCTGGTCGCGTTCTGGATGGTGGAGATGTAGACATCCCCGCCCGCCGCTACCAGTTGGACGCCGGCCTGCTCTAACGCCATGTCGCCCTCAAGGTAACGGTGTTCGTCTCAGGCAGCCAGGTCATGCGCAACTTCCAGCCCTGCATCGTAATCGTCTGCTCACGCTGTTTCACGCCGCGCATGCTGTCAGTCAGCCAGCGATTAGCCCCCGCCCACTGTGGCAGGATGAGGCGCACGCTCATCACCATGCACGCCGCAACCTGCCGCGCGCTGGCTTCGTCCGTGATCTCGCCCGCCACCTCGACGGCGCGCATGGCGTCCGGATTGCCGATCACCTGCACAACCGTCTTATGGTCGGGTGCAAGCGCGGTGCTGCGCGGTAGAATCTTGCCGTGCAGCGTGGTCAGATCGGCTGTCCAGGTCATCTCTTCTGCGATCGTCATTTCTTCTTACTCGCAAAGTAGTTCACAACCGCCTCAACTTGCATATGCGTGCGGTAGGCCGCGACGATGAATGCCATGTCTTCGCCGTCCAGTTGATCGAACTCGTCAAACCACGACAGCCCCGCCCAGCGCGCCGCCAGAAACCACTCTAGGATCAGACTGTACTTGACCCCTGAGCGCGGGATCTGGCGGTAGCTGAAGATGTCCCTATTCCGGTAGGTCGCGTTGAAAGGTGGCGATCTGTGACTGGACGGCCTCCTCAGTCGGCACGCTGCGCCGCAGCACCGCCGCGCCGAACTCGCCCAGGTCTTCCGGCGACGCGGCGCAGACGTGCAGGATGTAGAACACGCGCTCGTTTTCTTCGTCGGTCATGTTCGGGTCATTGGCATACGGTATCTGCGCCACCGCATAGCTGCGCTTCTTGCGCGCAATCTCCGCACGGGCGCGATCGTCGATCGTGACCTCGGCCTCCAGCGCCGCGATCAGCATCAGGCGATTGGTCAGTTCCGTGCGCGTCTTGGTCTCCCACGCATCCTTGTCGATCATGTACTGCGGGTCAGCCGCGTTCGCCTCGCGCCCCAGTTCCGTTTCCACGATCGGGACGGGCGGCTCGGGTATTTCCTGCATGATCGTCTGCGCCAGCCGCTGCTGGGTGGTCGGCCCGACCTTGCGGATGCGGATCGTGATCCCGCTATCTTTGAAGGTATGTTCAGGCAGGGGCGGAACGATCCGCCCCCGCTGCGTCCCATTGACGTGCTCCATGATGGTCATAGGCTCTAGTTCCTATTCGCTATGCCGAACTCCAGAATACCGTCCGTACCGCCGCCCGACAGGCCGCCCAGCGCGATCGTGTTGGTGTCGGTGGTCGCCTGCCCGGTGGACGGGACGGCGATGCGGTTGAAGCGGCTAGCGGTCGGCAGGTTCTGGATGCGCTGGGTGGTCGCCGCGCTCGATGTCCACTTCTGCCCGCCGTTCCAACTCGTGATCAGCCTGCCGGTTGGTGTGCTGGTGCGTGCGCTGATGTACAGCACCTCATCCGTCGCCGCTACGATGTCGTCAATCACCGTCAGCGTGCCGCCCGGCAGCGTCTGGAGCACGAACGTCTCGCCGCCGTTGATGGTGTAGTAGACAAACCCGCCGCTGGTTCCAATCCAGTAGCGGAAGTCGTCCAAGACCAGGATGGCCCGCACCGTCGCGCTAGTGGGGCTGAGGGTGACGTTCGCCCAGGTCACGCCACGGTTCAGCGTCTTGACCACCTTGCCGCTGTCGCCCACCACCACGATGCAGTCATCCTGCCCGTGGATGCGCTGGTAGTTGCTGGTATTGACATTGCCCGCATCCAGCACCGTCACGCCACTATAGATGTCGGTCGACTTGTAGATGTAGCCGCCGTTGCCGACAAAGTACACCTCGCTCGCGCCGGCCACGTATAGATCGTTGGGTTGCTTGCTGGCCACAAAGCCCGTGGTCACGTTCGTCCATGCGCCCGGCACGCCGGTCAGCACATTGATGTCGGACAGCCAGTAGCCGTTCCCGGCGGTGTCGAGCACGATCAGGGTGTTGCCTGCGATGGCGATGGCGGTCGGGTCGACTGTGCCGCCCAGGCCGGTGATGTTCTGCTGGCCGAACGTCGCGCCGCCGTCGATGGTGTAGATGACTTCGGCGGGCGTGCCTGGGCTGGCCGCGCCGCTGGACTTGGTGACGGCGTACAGGCGGTTGGTGCCGTTGTCGTTCGGCCCGCACGCGCCGCAGTCGATGCCGCCGGCCCAGACTAGATCGACTACCTCGCGTTCGACCTCGCCCGCGCCCTTCTCGCCAAAGAGCAGCGAGCCGATCTTGTAGATCGCGCTGAACTCGAACTCCACCGCCGTCATGCTGGCGTTGTCATCCTCTTGGGTGGTGTTCCCCGATTCGTCGTGCTTGTTCGCACGACCGTAGCTGTAAATCTTGACGAAATCCGACCAGCCGTTGATGAAGTCATCGGGGCGCTTGCACGGCCCGACCACCTCGTAGAAGTTGTTCGGGCAGCCGGCGTCGAAGTCGGCCCACGGCACGCCGCCGTGGCGCTCCATGAAGTTGATGGTCGCGTTCGGAAAGTCGGGCGCGCTGGTCTTCTCCCCGATCCGCCGATACGCGCCGCCCGCGCGCCGCAAGGGGTCGTGAAAGTTGATCGGGTCGCGCCCGCCGGTGATCGGGTTGCTATCGTCCTCGAACACCATATACGTCTCGTCCGCGCCCGCGTAGCGGGTGATATTGGCTGGCCCAGGCCCGCCGCGCTGGCTAAATGCGCGCCGGTGCTTCTGGGTCACTACGAGGTCTGCGCCTGGTTTAGGCATATCCGTTGCTCCTTAGGCTAAGATGCCGGTTAGTTGCTGTTGATCCATGATGAACTTCCACGCCTGCACATGGCCCCGGCGTGTGCCGAGCGGGTTGTTGAGGTTCTCCGGCGAGATGCCGAACAGCTCATCGCCCCGCGCGGTCTGGCTGACATCGAACTGCCAGCGGTATAATTCACGGTTGGCGTAATCGCAGCCGCAGATTGTGCGGCCCAGCTCGGCCGCCGCCAAGCGCGCCACCACCGTGCGATAAGGTTCTTGCATCAGGCCGTCGCTTCCAAGCGGGTAGCCCGCGAGGTAGCGCAGCGTGACCCGATCCGGCTCCCGGCACACTGTCCAGTCAAGACTTGACCAGATGCCGGTCGTTACGTCGTAGCTGGCGTCAGCGGGCGTGAGCATCCCGTGGCGCTTGTCGCGAATGCCCACCCGCGCGACCGCCTGCGCGACCGCCGCCGGGTCGTACGGGCTACCGCCGAACGCGGTGGACTGGTTCGCGCAACTGCCGCAGCAGCACCACCAGCCGTGGCTGGGGCGCGTCTCCCAGGTGATCACGCCCTGGCTGGTCGTAATCGTCGTGCCGTTGGTGTTCGTGGTGCGCTGGTACACGTCTAAGGTGGTCACGAAGTTGGCGATCACGCTCGGGTCAAGCGCCGAACTGGTGAAGCCTTCATAGAGTATTGGCTTGACCACCTGCCACGAGCGCCCGCGTATCGTCGCCACGCCGCCCGTGATCGAGATGGTCACGGGCAGAATGCGCCAGTCGTCGCCCGCCGCTGCGCTGTTGAGCCTATCCGCCGCCGCGTAATAGACCGCGATCTGGCTGGCATCGGTGATCGTGGTGGCGATGGTCAGCGTCCATGTGTCCAGCAACGTGTCGCCGTCCGGGTCGCTATAGACCAGCGCGGGCGTGCCCAGCAGGGTCAGGCTTTCCACGCCGGCCGCCTGGATGTAGCCCTCTTCCGTCTGCACGGTCAGCCACCGCCAATCCGCACCGATCGCGCCCCAGCGCTCCGATCCGTCCGCCAGCATCGGCCAGGGGTAGGTCTGCTCGACGTAGCGCGGCGCGGGCGAAAAGCCCAGGTAGCGCGTCAGGATATTTTCGGCGCTCTCGATCGCCAATCTCACGTCCTGCCGGCTCGCGGCGTCGTGCGACATCCACGGGTATGACCACACCAGGTCATCACAGCCGGTCAGCGGGATCGTGCTGTTCGACAACTGGAAGAAGTGGTAGGGGTGATACCCCATGATATTGCGCCATGTTTCGATGGATAGCAGGTTCGTCATAGCGTTATCCGATAGCGATAGTTGAACAGATACGGCCCGCAGGCGTAGGTCTTGGTGTAGGCTGGCCACATCGCGCCGGTCAGGTCTTCACGCAACACCGCCTGGCTGAACCACGGCCCGCGCGCTGTCCATAGTCCGTCGCGCGTCCCGACCGCGCCGCCCTCGGCGGTGGAGATATACCACAGGTCGCCCGCGTCCGTCAGGCAGATCCCGCGCGCCGTGCCCTGCCAGAGCGGATCAGGCGTGATCACCGGCTGTAATGCGCCGTCCGCATAGCCGATGATGTGCGGCTGGTGCGGCCCGTCGCCCTCGATCAGCAGTCCGCTTGGATGCACGACCATATTGATACCGTAGCGGTCGGCCGCGATGCGCCGCCAGGATAACCCCGCGTCGTCGCTCTGGTATAGACCCGCGCCAAGCTGCGCGCTATCCCCCAGCGTCGCGTAGACCGTGCGCCCGTCAGCCACGATGCAGTGGACATGGCGCGCGGCAGGAACCGTCAGCACCTCGTCCCACGTCGCGCCGTCGTCCGTGCTGCGCCAGACGAACGCGCCGCCCGGCAGGCTATTGTTATAGTTGCCGTACAGCAGCGCGCCGTCCACGCTTGCGAGGCTGTCATACCGCCCGCGTGTGTCCGCTGGGCGGTCGGGAACACTGATGTCCGCCCAAGCCGCCCATGCGTCGCGCGGGGCGCGGTAGAGCCGGCCATCGGTCGTGATCAGGATCATAAACTGCTGGTGAAACACGAGCTGAATACCGGCGTTCGTGCCTGGACAGGTGATCGGCGCGCTCCCCGCATCCCGCCATGTCGCGCTTTGGTCGTCCGAGTAGCACCAATGCCCGCTCGCCAGGCTCACGCCGTAGAGCCGCGCGCCCGCGCAGCCCATGATCGATACGCCGATATCCTCGCGCAGGTAGGTCATACCACCACCGCCAGGTTTGCGATCGCCGCCGCCGAGAGCGCGCTATTCCAGACCGCGATGTGCGCCAGCGTGCCGCTGAACACCGTCGCCGGAACGGTTGACACCGCGCCCACGCATGTTTGGGTCGCGTCGAGCACGCCGCCCCACGCGCCCAGGCCGTTCTGCGTCGCGCCGGTCTGTGCGCCGTTGATGTACGCTTTCATCTGATCCGCGCCCGCGCTGACCGTGACCGCGATGTGAAAGTAGGTCGTCGGGCTGAACGATCCCAGGACAACGCTCTTGGTGACGCCGCTGGCGACATAGATATAGTCAACTTCATTGTTCGTGCTGCTCTTGAGCAGGTCGATCCGGTCACCCGACCCGCTGCGCCGGATGCGGATAATGGCGCGGTTGGCCGCGTCCGTCCACACGCCCGCCGCGCTGACCTTCGCCCAGCCGGCGATCGTGAACTCGCCGCCCGTCCACGCGGCGTCAAACGATGCAGTGTAGATATTGTTAAAGCTGGTTGCGCCGTCGAACGATGCCGCCGTGCGCCCGTCGCCAATGCCCGCCGCGCCCAGCGTTACCGCCGTATACGCGCCCGTGCGCCCGTTGCCGCTGCTGTCGAGCGCCACGCTGCCCGACGCTTCAGCCATCGCCCAGTAGGCGATCGGGCCGCTCGATTGCACCTTCTTGGTGTAGGCCAGCGTATCGAGCACGCCGCCGCCGGGCACAACGTAGACCGGGATGGCCGGCCCGATCGCGGGCGTGCCAGCGGGCGCGAGGCGCACCGCCAGCGGCGGGCCGCCGCCCTGCGG